TAAGAGACCTGGTCCATCTTGCCGTCAAGTGCGTCGATCTTGCAGAGAAGATTCTTCATGGTTGTAATCATATTCTTCATGCAGTCCACCATCTCGGTGTTCGCATGAAGACAAGAAGTTTGAGACTCAATGACTTCATTCTGCACTTTGAGAATAACATTGATTGCTCTGATGATGATGCCCTGCCACTTTTCTTCTTCGATAGCATTGGTTGCATCAATAGTTTCAGACTCAGGTTCTGGCTCAGGCTCAGGCTCAGGAGCAGGACGCAGGCACACATAATCCTTGTTGCGGATACGGCCGACAACGTCTGCAGAGACATTGGTATAGCCGCTCCGCTTAGCCAGAATCTTGGCAATCTGAGCATTGGTGAGACCAAGCTCGCTGTACATATCCTCTTGCTCCAGCTCGGTAAGCAACTTAGCAAGATTCAGAATCTGTTCTTCGTTAACGGGGTGTTTACGATTTGCCATAGTCATTCCTCCTTAGTCTTGGCAAACTTACTTGTCTGTTCAAACACAAACCTTGCAGCATTCTCAGCATCAGTGATGGCCTTCATCAGAAAGTCAGCACCATCCTTCTCTCTAACCCTCTGTTTCCAATGCTGTAGATATGCAACATGATTATCAAACTCAGCTCCGGTATATTCGATACCGAAATTCTGAGCAAGAAACACCGAGCCGAATTCAGCCACAAGTTCTTCTCTGGCATAGCTGTCAGTACCGAAGATACCAGTCTGGTCACGCTTGAAATGAGGTCCAGTCGAATGAACTGTCTCATGCATCAGCGTGCTGGTGAAAGCTTCAGCACTTGTGAACAGCTTCCTGCTCGGCATATAAATTCTATACTTCGTAGGAGACCAGGCTGCTGTACCGGTAGCAGCACTCTCAATATATGTAATTACCTGGTTAGGAAGGTAATCACCAATGATGCTATCAGCAACAGCATAGTCACCTCCCTGATTGACTGCAAGCTTTGGCTCATACTCAGGTGCACCTTTAACCTGAGACATATTCAATACAGGAATGACAGAAGCAAGATACATATAGGTACGGAACATGGGCTTGCCGTCATCATCGAGGACTGGCTCGTCGTTCTCGTCCAGTATCTTCTTCTTGCCTTCCTTCCACAGCTCAACATAGCAGCACTTCTGGCCTTTCCAGTCCCAGCCTCCGCCATACTGTTCAGCAACAATCTTCAATCTCCATGCAGGAATCCATCGTGGGTCAGGATATCCATAGTACAATTGAAGAAACGAAAGCAAGCCACGATTGCATCCTGTATACCACCGACCAGACTCAAAGTTCTGCGGCGGTTCAGGATTAATCCATGACTTGAACCAATCCTTATCTTCAGATTCAATAGAAGCAAGGAGCCTATCTTTCAATAGGCTCCGCTGCTCCTGTGAAATCTGATACACCTTATCGGAGGCCATCAGTCCTCCGTATTGGGTTCATAGATATACCAGCGACTGCGTGTACGCACGCTAATCTTATTGTTCTCAATAAGAACTTCCTGAACGGTGCTCGTGGTCAGCGGCACACCATCGACATCGAGATGACACCGCTCACCTACAGTCGGAAACGTAATGAACCGTTCAACCTTCTTGGATTCCTTGTCGTCTTCTGCCCAGTAGCTCATGGTATTTCCTTTCTTCTTGGACTTGCAAGACATGACCAACGGACTTCTTCTTTGATAAAGATACTATCCGAAAAAATTTTTTGGTCCCGGGCACAGGAGTCGAACCTGCTATCTCCAGCTTATGAGGCTGGCGTGGTTTATATATCCGTATTCCACTCGCCCGAAACATAGACCAGGGGGCCTTTCGGCCCCCCTCAATTACAGCTGATAATCAGCTACGGTGTCTACCAGCTTACCGAAACCGCGCTCGGCCTGGAGCATGAAGCTCCACATCGAGTCGTCCCAGCCAGCCAGGTAATTAACCTGCTTACCCTTGAAGGTCTGGGTACCAGCAGATGCCAGGTCCACAGAGTGGAGCCAGCAACTGGGATTCCTTTCCTTCAGGTAGCGGTCGAACTTAGCCTGAGCATCAGGCATACCGAAGTTAGTCATGTCATCGGTGAAGATGACAATCCTATCATACGGCACACCATCATCTGCAAGCGCAGCGTCAATCACGAGGCTGATGTCCGTGCCACCGCTGCCAACGAAGTGGTCTTCGCTTGCAGTCTGGAGCACATTGGCACCAGCACCGTAATGGCGCATCGTCCAACCACGCAGGCTATCAGCACCACCACGGCCACGGCCATACCATCCACTGCCAGGAGCAGAGAAGTAGACCACGTCCGCATCAGCACAGACCTTGCCGGACATAGCACCGAAAAGCTCGGCGATATCCTTGCAAGAAATCTTGCTGTTGGTGCTGACACCGCAGCTCATAGAGCCGGAGACATCGACACCGATTAAGGTGCGACCAGGCAACACAGGCACATTGGCAATGCTGGCGTTGAACGCAGCAGCCAGTGCAGCCCGCACCGCAGGGTCCTTCACCTCACGGTATGCAGACCAGAACCGGTACGGGAACTGACGAGAGTTCCGAACCTGCTCAGGGTCAGCAATCTTCTCAAGCACCGGCTTGATGTCAGCACCTGCATTGACCATGTTGCGGAGGTTCCGCAAGCATGCCATGTAGGGCAGAGCATCATCGGCGATGAGTCGATTCCACGTCTCGGCATTGTTGCCGTTGGCCGAGAGCATGGTTTCCCATGTCTCGATTGCCGGAACATTGTCGTTGACAATAGCCTTGAAGAGCTCGGCTCTCTTGGTGTCGACCGGCGTCGCATGAGTAATGCGAAGCAGGTCTTTCCAAGTTACCGCCTTGCCTTTGGCCTGATACTTGCGGACTCCATACAGAGTCTGCTTGTTCAGGACATCGGCAACCCCACGCTTGAAGGCGTTGGGAATGTGGCGGTTGTCCTTGACGGACAGAACCAAAGCTGCAATCTCCAGGATGTCGTCCGGACGGACGCACACCTTACGGAGCATGGGGCGAACAATGTCGCCACCATCAAAGCAAACCAGAGCAGCGAGCACATGGCTGATGCTACGCATGTTCAGCTCATTGCGAGCATAGCAAGCGAGCTTAGCCACGAACTCTTTCTGCCCATGGTTGATGAGGTCAACGGCCTTGACCCCAATTGCCCCGGTGAAGTCACCGTAGAATTGGGTATCCCAGAGGGAGGTCAATGCCATGACCATCAGCTCTTCCCGAGGGTCGAGCATCTTGTATGCCTTGCCACCACATGCGTTGGTGGTCTTGACAGTGTTGGTGATGTTGAACTTGGACATAGTCCACTCCTTTCTTCGTGACTGCTACTTCCTGTTCACAGTCAAATGAAAGAGAAATGTAGGAAAAAGCTGGCGAGTATCGGGCGGCTTCGGACTCATAACCATGACAGCAAAGGAGCTGTGTTGGAATCGAACCATACGAAGTAACCGGAGCCTACACTACGCCAGCTATTCCCTACAAGATTTTAATACCTGTCGAGAAACCAACGCCTTCGGACCAATAGTGTCCTTTCCGTAGAAACGACAACAATAGTTCACGATAGTCATTGAAGTAGCCGAAGACTACACTACGACAGGTAAGCTACCCGAGAAGGACTTGAAGTCCGTGTCAAATAGCCATTATGAAGTAACGGCCTTCAACACTACGGGTAGTACATCACAACCTTTACCGCATAAGATAACGCGGACTCAGGTCATTTTCAATCGAACAACTCCTTACGAAGCTCACGGTTGAGCCGCTTGCGGTCATAGTCCTTGACGGACTTATGAGCACCGTAGCCCACAGCTTGTAAGTGTTTCGGAATGCGCTGTTTCTGCAGAGCAGCTTTGGTAGCCTGCTCTGCAGTCAGCACTATGATACGCTCCGTCTTCATCAGTAATGCCTGAGCATCCAGATGATAGGTGCAAACAAAAGCAAGATTGCACCAGTGGACAAGAGCATGTAGAGAGCAAAGCCTAGCATTGGTCTACTCTTCCCAGAGATTTACAACCAATAATCTTGCCATCCACATCCCGAACAGACTCATTCGGAATTCGCAGGTCATGACGCTGCGGCATGGCTAGGGCAACGAGGCTACTCACAATGTAAGTAACACCATCCATAGGCTCAGGCAGGTCTTCAACCGCACCGTAAACAGTGCGAGTCTCAGGCCAGATCTCACCGTTCTCGTCAGTAATGGAACCAACGATTTCAGTGAGAGCACGACAACGAGCAATCGTGCCACTAGGCTTAAGAGTGATGCGCTTACCATTATCGATAAGCGTTACATCATGAGGTGTGAGATTAACCAACACGGTTATCTCCTTTCTGGCCCACTTTGTTTGAGGCCAAGACTTGACTGACTACTCCCTATTCATCAGTCAAACATAAGGAAGAACTGGAAGCTTCTGTTCACAGGTTTACCAACCCGGGCAGCCTTGCGCTACCAGTAGATGACGACATACCCATCGGGGAACGCGTCGGAGTATTTCACGAATACTGCTTTCGCAGTTTCGAGAATCTCTTTACGTTCATCCTCCGGCAGAGCGTCGAACTCTGGCTTCGGCATGTGCCTCACCTCACTTTCTTTGAAGGTGACGTGCTCGACCGCTTATGCGTCGTCCATATTATTTAAGGGATAACTCCCCCCGGTCTAGTTCCCAGGCGCCATCGGTATTAAGCCGTTTACGTTGGCTATGCACCGAAACTTCCTCACGGGTTCGTTGCTTCGCGGTGAACCACACCGTTAGGTTGTCGAGTCCCGCGGCTAGTGGACGTAGTAGCGGGCACCACTGGCAGTGGTAAGCCGCTTATCGCCCTTCTGCGGAGCGAGGTCGCACCTCACGATGTGGGTGCTCTCGACGCAGAACTTGCCGTCGGTCGTCCACGCTTCCACGTGGAACGACTCGTTGACGTAGACCGCCACATGCTTCCACATGCGAGATCCTTCGTCGGTGACGCGCGTAAGCCTGGCGTCAGAGGCGATAGTGTAGAGAGCCATGACAGCTTCCTTCCTATCCCCGCCGTCTTTCTAGACGGTTGTCACGATTACTGTCGCGACATCAGCCTGATTGTGTACGACAAACAGGAAACGCTTGCTGTCTTTCCAGCTGCCAGAGAACCCGTCCGCTGTTCTCGTGTTGGATGTTTCGGTCCTTTGCCCTATCCACTTCGGGCACTGGTCTGCTCGTCACGTCTGCTTCCAGCCTTGTACGGGTTTTAACGTCTTTTCCTTGACGTGTCACCATTGAGGTGACTTAAAGCTACCAGCCCATTGACAAGCACAGTTGACTATGGGTCAACTGCCGGTAGCTTTTAGGTTTAATTTATATTCCGCAGTTTTCCTTCTGCGGTCTCAGGGCTTAGAAGCCTACGGATTTAATCATGTTGCAGATGTTGCATGCGTCAGCCGTTCGTGCATCAATATAGGCATCGACCACGTCTCCAAAGCCTGCATTCTCACCAGCCGTAGCCATAACGGTGTTGAGATTGCTGGACCCGGAGAAGCAGTAACCGGCAACTGCAACGATAGCAGTATCGGCTTTGCCCCTAATTGCGGCAGCGAGGGCCTCGATGATTTGCTGTGCAGCAGATTTCTCAGGCATTTCTTCCTCCTTAGCCTCAGTCAGGAGGCATACTGAATAGAACACATCATTCTATCAATAGTCATAACAACTAATGATAATAAAATGGTACTATCAATAGTCATACATCGAAGTTTCAATTTCCGCTGGCAACGTGGCGACCTGGGTACCGGGGGGAGTGGATATAAGGAAATATTGTAGATACTACTACTGAAACTTCGAACCCGCGCAACATTTTTTGCCCCTTAAAGGCCGCAATCATGTTGCTTGGCTCTTGCAGAGGGCTTCAGGATATTGACAATGGAGTATCAATCAGATGTGCGAGGCAGATATTAATCATATCTTCAACGCACATCTGTTGTTACTTTCTGTTTTTGGATACAGTACGGCTAAGGTGCAGAGTCAGTGTGTTTTTTTGTTCTCTCTCGTCCCATGAACGACCTCAATGTTTTTCCTTGAGGTAACACTGCTCTATCGAGTATCCGCCCTCTCCTTCTGTCCCGACAGCGGCTAGCGTGCCCCGCTCCATCCCGGCCAATCGGTTGGAGAACTCGGGAGCCTCGGGCGGCCTTAAGCGTAGTGGCACAGTCGGCGGCCTCCGGCCCTACCCCGTTATTCGTCTCAACACCTTCTCACGGCGCGGAAGCTTTTGAACCCTTGCGGGTGGCCGACGGGGAACGGCCCTCTGGTTGGCAGGTGTAGTATAGCATACCCGGACGGCGGCGATCGGTACTATTTTTTCCGAATATCGTAACATCAAGTGTTACGAAAGTTTCCATTAGTAACACGCATGAGAGTGTGCTATACTGCGCCCGACAGTTCTAAGGAGGAACTTAGATGGCTTGGGTAACACATAATATAGTGGCGCCTACATCTTGGTCGGTCTATGACCAGCTGGATAGACGTTTGCCAAAGCAGATAGCCGTCTATCCAAATCCAGACGCTGCTCTTCCTCAGCCCACGGACTTCTATGTGATGGGCTATCCAAACTGGGTTATGCCTGCAGGTACGCTCACCTCTGTTAATCTCAATCTCAAAGACCTTCGAGATCCGGCTAATCTCCTTGAGATTATCAGATATATTGCCGAGACCGGTATCGTGTATGAAGGCCCATACAGCTTCATGGTAAACGGCGATGATAACTATGAGGTCAATACTGCAGGCTTACTGATGTCAGATAATGTTGTTGCCCAGGGTCCTAAGTCAAATGAAACAAGGACTGGCAGTACCCAGGGTTATACATTGGCAATATCCAACTGGAACATGACATAGGAGAATGTTATGCCTAACACACATTTTACAAAACAGTACAACAAGGTTGTCATTGCTGGCGATACAATCATCGACCTGTCTGCGGACACGGTGGCAGCTGGCTTGATGCTTGCCAAGGATGGCAGCAACAATAACGTCACGGCCCATGACAAAAATGGCGCGATCATCAACGGTTCCATCCAGACGAAAAGCTCCAGTGACGTGACCGTGCCGACGACTGGCACCGACGCAGGCAAGGCGGTTGTCGCTGCGGGCTATTACCCCAGTGAAGTCAAGAAGGCGATGACGGCAGCTGTCATCACGCTCAATGATCCGTCTATCACGCCGACGAACACAATCACCAAGTCTTCCGATACTGGTCATGTAGGCGAAATCAAATCTGCCGTTTCCGGCAGCGGAACGGTGAGCGCGACTGTCGGTACCGCCGGCTTCGTGTCCAGTGTTTCCGATACCGGTGCGGTCGGCGTGTCTGGTACCACATATAAGACAGCTGAAAGCATTGAGTCCAATCTTACGGGAGCCAACGTAAGATATGGTGCCACAATCTTCAAGACCACCGGCGCGTTCTCTTATGAAGCCGATTACCCGGCTACCGCAGGCGATATCCTTGCGCCCGCTGTTGCTTTCGTCAACGGCGCAAAGGTTGAAGGCTCGATGACGAACAGGAGTTCTGGCGGTGACGTTGAGATGTCGCTTAGGGCTGGCGTCTCTATTCCGGCTGGCTATTATGATGGTTCGGTAAGCGCTGTGCTCGATACGGCTTCTTACAACGCGCTTATCCCAAACAATATTCGGCTTAATACCGAGATCCTTGGCGTGACGGGCGCACTTGATCCATCGTCCGAGGTTACAAAAGGTACTGGTACAGCCACTCCGAAATTCAGCGCCACAGCAAATTCGTACCAAACCATTATGCCGTCTTCGATCAGCAAGGACTATTTTGACGAGTTCCATGTGATGAATATTGTCCCGACTGAGGCTTTGACCGGGACGACAACTGGATACACTTTGACGATCAGCAATACGTTTGTCTAATGTGCTATAATGGCCTTCGATGAAAGGAGGCCCTATGGCCAATTTTACGAAGCAGTACAATAAGGTAGAGATTGCCGGTGAGACTATCATAGACCTGAGCAGCGACACAGTTGCTCAAGGGTCTATGCTCGATGGCGTAACGGCGCACGACTGCAATGGCGCATCTATTACTGGCAGTATCCAGGATATCACGTTTCCTCAATGGCCTGTAAACGACAAGACAAGCGGATATAATACTGTTAATTATATCGGGTCTACGCTCCGCTATAGCGACAGTGAACCACTGTATACTTGGCTGAATATTCCTCCAGGATACAGTTCAACGGGACAATCCTATGCCATTAACAAGTTTCCGGTAACATCCGTAAGCACGCCGGCAACCACAATCACGTCTACGCCGACGATAACGTTTGATTCGTCTACCGGCGTGGTAACAGCCACAAACAGTGCGTCTGATAGCATCACGCCAACAGGTACGGCGGGCTCATATGTTACAAGTATCTCTGCCGGCACTGTTACTGTTGATGGTTCAGATACATACACGGTCGCCGAATCAACTCCGGCTACCAACCAATCATTGCCGTCAGGTTCAACATCAAGTGGCACGATAAACCGTGGTACATATATCAAGATACCGCAGGGCTACATCAAGTCTGACAAGTATTATCTTGCACAGGCGGACGCCCATAGCTCCTATACGCCGTCCTCCACGTATTTCCAGACGAGCACGACAGGCGCCGTCAGTGGAGCGAAGATCACGGCGAACGCATATGCCACGAGCGATTACTATGTGAAAGCCATGACGCTGCCGACAGCGGCCATCACTTCAGGGCAGACCGGCACGAACAAGGCCACGTTGTCAAGAAGTACATCAACAAGGTACATTCAGATTCCGACAGGTTACAATACGACTGCGGCCTACTATACGATTTCAGCTGTTGCGAACATGACCTTGCCGACCGCAACATCGTCTACTTCCAGCGGCACAGCGAAACTAACTGTCACTCCGGGGACATCTGACAAATATATAAATATCCCCACTGGGTATAACAGCACGGCAAGCTATTACACGATTTCCGGCGACGCTGATCTTCTTGCCGAGAACATAAAAAAGGACAAGGAGATATTCGGGGTCACAGGCACATTTGAAGGAGCTGCCACCTGCACCACGCGAAGCGGCGGAGCCACATGGGCAAATGCCGTTTCAGCTGCAAGCAACTCAGTCGGCTGGCGCGAGGAGAAATACAGTGACGGCAGGCTTGTCCGTTACGCTTGGGACTTTTGGAATGCTAATGCCGGTGACGGTGCCAAGACGGTTGCCATGACTGCAACGGCCAGCGACGGCAGCGGCCCGACGGCTTTCGTCGGCACTCCTGAAGTTTACTTCTATCAGAGGAGCACGGGTTCTACAGCTGTGTCTGCCGCAATCTCCCTTTCGTCTTGGAGCAATACGACGCACACCTATTATGTGTTCTTCTCAAATAACGGCAGCAACAGACGTATCGCTGTTTCAACAAAGATGGAAGGATATTGGCAATAATGGATCCAACGGCATCTGGCGGCACCACCTGGGCCGCAACGGCAGCGTTCACGGCTTCAAACAATTCTCCCGGCTGGGAAGAATGGAAGTATGATGACGGGCGTCTTGTCCGCAAGGTTTGGAATACAACCACAACGACTAGCCAGACCGTCAGCGGCTGGACATGGAGCCTCCCTGGATCTCCGACAGCTTTCGTTTCTGAACCCGTTGGAATGGTCGGTGTGTTCACCAACAGAAGCGGCACGTATCTTACTTCTGAACCTGTTGTCACCGGCTGGAGCACGGGCTACAAGAACCCAACTGTGATGTGCTACAACCGAGGCGCGACCGGTGTTTCGGGTGTCAAGAACGGCTATGTGTTCACATTTGAAGGTTTCTGGCAATGATGCTATAATAAGTGCAGCACGGCGGGCTACTCCTCCAGCAAACTACACTTGACACCTCCACGCTGTTACATCCGATGCCGTGCTATGGAGACCCTGTGACTTTCCACCTTCCTTTCATCATGGGGTCTCCTTTCTTTTGCTATAATATCTGCATCAACGTACCAAGTGTACGGTTGGTTGCGAGGCCGTTCTCGGTAGCGGCCTCAGTTGCGGGGTTAGCTCAATGGTGGAGCAGGGGACTCATAATCCTTTGGTTGCAGGTTCGAATCCTGCACCCCGCACCAGAGCCGCCGTGGCGCAATGGTAGCGCAACTGATTTGTAATCAGTGGGTTGGGGGTTCGAGTCCCTCCGGCGGCACCAGAGAAAGGCTAGGCATGGACAAGGAACTGGAACCGTGTGCTGATGGAGAATATTGCCCGTATTGCATGGAGTATCTTGACGGCGAGTACGGGCATCGGAGGACGTGCCGCATCGAAACGCGAATTATTGACGGCATCGAGGAAGATTTCTGCACGGCCTGCGGCAACGAGGTAGCCTGTTATTACAGACCTCATTACTGCCCAAACTGCGGTGCGAAGGTGGTTGATGAATAATCCGGGTGTAGCGCAGTTTGGTAGCGCATCTGCTTTGGGAGCAGAGGGTCGCAGGTTCGAATCCTGTCACCCGGACCAGTGAAAGGACATGGTATGCAAGACCATCAGATATCAGCAGATTTCAAGTACACTATTCCCCGGCTCAGGAAAATCAAGGAGGAGAACAAGCAACGCAACTTGGTCCCACGCCCTGATTTCGAGTTCGCACAGGCAGCCATGAAATATCTCACAGAGGAAGAGAATGAGATGTTCATGGATCTGTGCATGAAGATTTCTACTCGTTGGGCCGAAGAAAACCATGATGGGGAGTCGTACAGTGGCTAGTACCGCAGATTTTGGTTCTGCTGACCGGGGTTCGATTCCCTGCTCCCCAGCCAAGACTATGAACCCCGCCTGTAGCCTAATGGATAAGGCAACGGACTTCTAATCCGTGGATTGAAGGTTCGAGTCCTTCCAGGCGGGCCATACTTATGCTATAATATCGCTGTACGAGGTGAGGCCTAGCCTTGCCATAATATGCAGTTTGCTGTTGGCGCAGCATCCGGCACCAAGTGAAACCCTTGAAGTTTCAAGGGTTTCATCTTATAATGTCCCTTGACGTTAGGGGCTACTATGCAAAAGGGCATTGCAGAGATAAATGTGAGCGACTCTGATGAGTTGCGTCTAAAGAAGATAAATGAAAACTTCAAGAACATTGTGACAGGAGCTACTGCTGTTGGCGCTGTTTCAACCGTCGGCGGTGGCTATGTTCGCATGGTTTCGTCTGTTGGTGGAACGATTGCTACAAATCCTCAGTTTGCCGGTTCTCTTAGTAACTATCTTATTAATGCTAAATACATAACAGCTGAAAAAATCGGTACTAGAGAGCTCCTTTCCGACTATGTTCAGACAGACTGGGCTAATATCGGCAGTGCTGAAATAGGATCGCTTTGGGCTAAGTTCGCTTATGCCGAAAACCTTACAGCTATGCAAGGCTGGTTTACAAGCATTCTTACTGCAACCAAGATTCAAGCTGATGCTATTGTTGCAAACAGTATCACAGCCGATAAGCTGAAGCTTTCGAATGGTGAATTTGTAAACATACAAGACTTCGTTGATACGTCAATCGGCCTTTTCAAGATAATCAATGATGCAGTTCTTACTGCTCAGGGTATAGATATGGCTGACAGGATCGATGCGATAAGGCAATCTGAAGGTATAACAGAGGCTGAAGCTGTGCAACTTTTCAATACTGGTATCGATGGCACAGCTCTTGTTGTCGGTTCTGTTACTGCCGATAGGATAAAGGTTACTGATCTTGAGGCGTTTCAGGCAACTATTGGTGGTTTCCATATCAATGACCCAGATTATGGTGGTGGTCTAGTTGATGAGGGCGGTTTATTCCAGATGTTGCCAAATGGATACTTCCGTGCTGGCAGTACCGGTACATATATTGAAGTTGACCCAAACACTGAATCTGGTATATTGAATATAGAATGTACCACGGTGCATGCTCAAGAAGACCTGACTATCGCTTCTCATTGGAAGTGGGACTTTGTTCCTCAATCTGGTGCTCTGAATCTTCTTTATATAGGAGCTTGATATGCCAAACACATTGGTATGGAATAATATAACCTATCATGCAGTAACAGATTGGTATAGGTCAAGTGCGCCTGACGGGTATGTCAGCTGGCTGTATCCTGCTGTTAGGTTCCTTATAGGTGAAGACTCAACAGCTTCATCTGCTCATGTCATTGCTCAATACGGTTCCTATACAACGCAAGATCCAATTCCTTTCTCAACGGCTTCTGGCAACAACTATCTTGACCAATGCCTTAACAGTGCACCTACAACCGGTTCGAACCAAGCTGGCAGCGAGTGGTTTGCAGATAATGCGCAAGGAAAATTTTTCACAATAGATAATACCGTCCAGGCGTGCGGATATCCTCGCACAACATCTAGGGCACTTCCGATAACAGATAATATCATGTCTTACGGTCGTCCATATGTTGTTACTGATTTTCGACGTAATGGTCAAGATAAAGGTCCTGGGGAAACCGTAACCAGCAAACTGTTCTATGCTTTTCTTTCCGGCAATTATAGTAATGCAAGATATGTGCAAAAAAGCTACACAGTAGAATCTGTTTCTATCACATATAATGGTAACAACGGAAACTATGGAGGCACAACTCAAGGTTCAACAAGAATCAAAGGCTGGCAAGGTTGCGGATTTACTTTACCTATTGCCTCCAACGGATTTACTGCACCTGGTACGTGTGCATTTGTAGGCTGGTCTGAAGTCCAACATCCGACACCTTACCCCACAAAAGCTGATGCTTTGGCTGTTGTCGACTATCTCCCAAGCGGTACCACCAATCCATCTAAACCTACAGTATATTCCGGTGATTCTGATATAACATTGTACGCAGTTTGGCACTATACATATAAAACTGTTTCCTATAATGCGAATATTCCTACGGGTGTTTCATATACACAAGCCACTGTACCGAACTCTGTAACAGCGCAGTCTACAGAAAGCATTACAATCGGGGCTGCACCTACTGTTACCAATATGAATCCACTGCATAGTTTTGTTAAATGGACGACGAATGCTGATGGTTCAGGTTCTTCATTCAGTCCAGGCAATTCCTATAAAGCGCAGACTTCTGCCACGATGTATGCACAATGGTATATTGATTATGTGCCACCTGCATTTACTTCTGTATCTGTTCAGCGTAGTAATAATTCTGGCACGTATCAGGTTGACGGTGAGTATCTGCATGTTTCTGGCGGTGTTGTCGTCAACCCAACAACGATACTTACAAACAAACCATATTCACTTACAATTTCTTGGACGGACCCGACGGGGACAAGTGTTGGTTCTGTAACTATTAACCAATCTGATTTTACTAATAATAACTTTAATTGGGTAAGTAACACAAAGGTTCTTGACCCTGGCAAAACGTATACAGTAACGCTTACATTCAAGGACACATTTATAAACACATACCCTAATTTCAGGTCCCCAATTACCATGTCCGGTCTTAAAATAGGCGTTGCGTTCATTACATTTTCAACCAATGCCAGAGGACATTCCGCGGCATTCGGGCAGCAAGCTGTGCAAACAGTATCTGGTGATCCAGATACTTCTGGCACAGATGCGCATGATGGCAGACTTGATGTCTATATGAATACGTATTTTCATGGAAATGTTTCTGGAATTACCATTCCAACCGTAGAAACGGCAACAACGTCTGTACAGGGTATCGTCCAGATTCCAACGGACACCTCAATCACGATTGATGGCAATGGCGTTATCCACGGTTTGTATTGCACGGAAAAATCAGGTGGGACCAAGCTTGATACAGTAATTTCGAGCGGAGGCTCAGGCTGGAGAGAAGAGAAGTGGAGCGATGGTCGCCTGACTCTGTATGTTTGGCAGAGGTTCTATGTTAATTCAAACACAACTCAGTGGACAATGAGCCTGCCTGCTTCATCTGCTGCAACGCTTTTCACTGATTTCCCATTTCCGCAGGTTACTGCACATGACTGTGGCAATAACGATGCTGATGCTGTCAGTATAAAAACACTTACAAAGTCAACATCTTCAACTCAAGGTTCAGCAGTTGTGACGATTAGATATACCAACAGTGTACATAATATTGTACTTTGTTTAAGACTTGATGGGCATTGGACGTAAGGAGGTGATTTTATGACCGAGGGAATCATTATCGCAGTTATCACGGGTATCACATGCATAATCGGCAATGCATTGATTGCCTGGCAGGGTCGTGTCAAAGACGCGGCTGAGAGGGCGAGGCTCGATGAACGGACAAACCAGCGGCTTATCCGCATCGAAGCCAAGCTCGACGAACACAACGGTTACGCCGATAAGATCACCGCAATGCAACGGGACGTGGCCGTTATCGCAACAAAGTTAGAAGATCGACAATAGATAGGAGATTATTATGAACACTGACTGGAAAGACATTTGGGCTCGCACCGGTAAGACGTTTGTCCAGGCGTTTTTCGGTATCCTGATTCCGCAGATTTGCATCATTCTTGAGGCTGGCTTCCCTGAGAACTGGCCCATGTGGTGGGCGTATCTCAGCCCAATCCTGTCCTCGGCTCTGGCTGGCGGCCTCTGCGCAGCGTGGAACTATTTGCTCCAATACTTTGAGGAGAAGCATGCTCTGCCTGCTGAGAACGTCGAAATCTTTGATGTTGAGGAGAAATAATGGGAGCCTCAGTTTCCCGCATGGTGGAGCTTGTCGAGTGGTACTGCGGTACCGCCAATCTCGGCTATGACCAATACAATCGTTGGGACTTCCCCGAGCCTGGCGATGCTGTCACTCCGGGTGAATGCGACTGCTCCAGTCTCGTGTACCATGTTGCTGTGCTGGCTGGTTTCAACCTGCCTACAAGCGGCACAAGATACACAGGTACCATGAAACGGGACTTCACTGCAGCAGGTTTCCAATGGATTGCCGACACGAGTACAGACAACTGGAAGGCCGGTGACATCCTGTACAAGGACGGCCACACCGCCATCTGGACTGGCAAGTACATCGCTGAAGCCTATGGCGACGAAACAGGCGGCGACCATGGTGGCAAGACAGGCGACCAAGGAAATGAGACCAGGCTGTCTCCAAAGCGAGCTGGATGGCTAGGGTACTTTAGATTCCCCGAACCTGATCCTCCTGCTCCAGAACCTGATCCATTCCCGATTGTTCTTCTGGCTGAAGGTGAGAAGGGTACACATTCTTTCAGCCAGACTACCGGATATATCCATTGGTGGAAGTACAATGATGGCAGACTTGTCGCACATATCTCTGACTGGTTCAATGCAGGAGTCGGGACGCAGTATGGCAACCTGTACAGCATCGGGAAAAAGCTTTATTTCCCGTGTGACATTGATAGCGACTGTCCTAGGTTTGTAAAGGTTCCGATTGTTTCAGCTCCATGCGTTAGAGCCACTCAGAATCTGATGACCGGTATGGTTACAAATCTGAAGGAAAACTCTGGCGACTGGAAGTTCATTGCCAGCCAGAGAGCGATTCCAAAGTTCTGGGCTGATTATACTATCGAAGGTTTCTGGAAGTAGATTCATTTGGAACAAACCGTAAAGGGTCTCTGTATTTGCAGGGGCCCTTTGCTTTTGCTATAATGTCGCAAGTCTGGAAATACAAAGCTAGGAGCTTTTAATGGCAAGTTTTGAGGACCTCTATCAACAAGTAGTTGCCAAAAGTTCTGGTCAAAGAGTGACCAATTCTGCTACAAGAACACCATCTGACCCAATGGCTGTCGATAGGCGCGGCATAGACGTAACGCCAGAAGGCTATCGTAAGGCTACACCTGTTGAACAATTTATGTCCACGCTTTCTCATGCAGGCGAAGCTATTTCTGATGTCTTTGGTTTTGGTGAAAAGCAAGCAGCATCCAGGGCTAGGATACAGCAGGAAAACCCGAATGCATCAGAAACCGAGCTGTTCCTTCGTTCTACTGGTGAAAACATCTTGCCATTCTTGGGTAATCTGCCAGGTATGATGATCGGTGCAATTCCTTCTGGTATTGCAAAGCAATATGAAGCATGGACTGGCACCCCTGTTACAGAAGGTGACAATGGATATATTCCAATTGGAAATCTTGATTCGGAGCAACGATGGGCAGCTTTTGGAGACTCCGTAATTGACCTTGTTGGCGTTGGCATGGGTGGTACTGGTGCAGCTCTTCGTGGAGCAAAAGGTCTTATAACTGGCGGTAAAGTTGCGGCCAAGACAGCTGAGCGCACTGCTGCTAGACTTAGAGCAGAAGGTATGAGAGCTGTGCAGTCTGGCAATGCTGCTAAAGCGCAACAACTATTTACTCGTGCAGATGAAATAGCGTCGGGAAGTAACCTTACACTTGGCGAAACTCTGAAGCAAGCTAAGATGTTTTCAACTGGAAATACTATTGCTGACGTTGGTTTGGAGACTCTTGAAGAAGGTGGAGAAGAGTTTGTCCAAAGTGTGTTTGAGGATATTCGTGGTACTCGCGAAGGGCACAAAAGTTTCAGTGATGATATAGACATGACAAAAGCGCTTGAGGCTGCAGCTTTAGGTGCGCTTGGCGGCTTTGCCATGTCTGGTGGCATGCATGGCCTAGAATACGGCATGAAGAAATTCGACGAAAAATTTACAGCTAGGCCAAAAGTAGCAGATAATGAAGCTTTATCTACGATGGACTTCAATTATCAGCAATCTTCTGAAGGTCTCTATGAGATACCAGGAGTTTCTGCTGAGCTTAGAGAAATGATACAAAAGACCGAAAAATATAAATCTGCTGTTCTCGATTACGGCAGAACATCAACAAGTGTTGGCGTTGATGAAATCAGATTCGGTCTTCTCGATTTTGTTAATTTCCTAATTAAGGAAACAGGTGCTTCTGAAAATGCCAGGTATGTTACTACTTGGTTGAACAATCTTGGCCTCAATATTCAAACTACTGGTGGTTTGGTTGTTACTGGAGAAAACTTCAGAGAAGCTGTTGACCAAGCATTGAATCTTGCTAGGTATAAAAAAGATACCACTATGCTTCGCGAGATTATTGAAGGTCTTAATAATAGAGTCTCTCAGATAGATGAAGCTAACAGTCTTTGGTTCATTACTATAAAAAATCCTGGCGGAAATTCTGGTTATGTTAGACTTAAATTCAGCGGAGTTGAGGGCGTAGACCCACAGGTTGTTGTCCATCAAATGACTGCTACTGTTCTTAATTCAGACTTTGACTCTGATATGTTTGGCGCTATTGCATATGATGCAGTTAAAAACGGCGTTAACAACGACCACGTTGAAGATGCTGATTTTGCTGACTCTCGCACAACATCAGAGCTTTGGGCCCAAGGTGGCGTAAATTCGTGGACAGATAAAAACTTCAGGAATATTGTAGGAAGAATGACGACAGAAGATATTGTTGACTTCTTCCTTGAACGTGGAAGGTTTAGAGACCGGAACAATCCAAATGCACAGCGCAGATGGAATACTATACGGAACAATATATCTCATCAAATACCAGGTATTAATATACACGATTTCGAAACTATTGTAACATCTATTGTCAATATTTCTAGAGAACAAATATCAATTGAAGATGTTTTGGAAGGGCTTCCTCAAGCGACTCCTAAAGAGCAGAGGATACGAGGGTTTATTGAGGAACAGCAAAATTTCTGGTCGTTCTTGTGGACAATTGGTCACGCGGAAACAAGCCACGATAATACCATAGCTGTTGAGTTCTTCAACAGACTTGGCCAACCGCCAACATCGCAGGCAATTGTTAATCAAAATGCCGCTGCTGTTGCTGCTGGCAATATTGCTGCTGGCAATGAAAACGCCAGAACTGAACGAGATAATTTTGAAATGCTTTTCAGCAGAGAAGACAGAAGCATAAATACGCAAGATGCACAGCTTGCGTCCGGTGCTAAGTCTGGTCTTAATGCTATCAGTTGGGCTAAAATTGATTTGTTCAGAGCTGCGACGACAGGTACAAACAAAGGTAAATGCAGAGAACTTTTGCAGCTTTATTTCAGTTTGAAAAACGTGATATACGAAGAAGCACTGAAGCCTGGTTCAACTGCGACCTATCAAGACATAGTTCACCGTGCTGTTATGCGCAATATCGGGCTAAGAGGCCAGGGACAAAATCCACATGACCTCCCGATTGCGCAGATTCAATATTACCTTGGCATTGCTTCTGTTGCTGTCACTAACGAACAAGCAGCCTCTATAGATAATGGTGCAGAAAAACATAGCGAAGAATGGTTCAAGCTCTATGAGCAGAACTTCAGAAAAGTGCACGAACAAATAAGACGTGAGTATTTTGATGCAGTTAAGGCTGACGATCCAAACGTAAGTGATACAGAACTGAATATGTCATTTCCTGAGATAAGTAACTTTAATATCAATCACGAGATGTTAAAGTCTCTTCAGGATGTTAGTATCTCATACTTTATTGATGGGTTTGGAACCAGCCAAACATTCGGCCAGTACACATCTGATATCGCATACAGAATGGCTGCGAATGATATTCATAATGAAAGAGCCGGTGACCAGATTCTTGCTTATACCAGTTGTGCGCCATTGCCTGCTGATATGAGCCAAAACAAGAAGGATGCTGTTTACAAATTCCTTACACAAATGGTGGAAGCTCGTATCGAGAATAAAGTCCGTGACGAAAAGACGCTTGAAAGTGCTGTGAGGTCTGCACTCCAGGCAAGAAGCAATGCTACCGCTGGGTTCGCGAGATTGAGAGAAATGAGAAAGAATGGTCGCGGGCCAAACGCTCAAATGCAAACCATAGATTTTGCTAATCGTAAGGATTTCAGCGAGTATGATATTAATGCATTCTGCGAGTATGCCGGATGGATAAATGGTATAGTTGGCAAAAAGGTTTTCACACAATTCGATTGGTTGACGATAAACCAAATGTTTACCGAAACCGAAGAGTTCAAAGCAAAGATTGTTGATAAAATTTTGTCAGAAGATTATGACGAAATTATTAACGGTCTTGTTTCAATGAAGTTTTTGGCTAATACAGGGTTACTGCATGATGCTCTTATGAACTACATTGAGCATCCTAATGATGCCAATATAATCGACAAAATTGCCATAGAGGCCACTAAAATTGCTGGCATTTCTCCCTTGTATGATAAGCTTATATCTCAGATTATACCTTCACAAAATAATACAATCTTAATAGATGAAGATTCTGCAAGAAGAGCAGTATCTGTTCTTGAACATTTTTACGATGCAGATGTATCGCTCTCCCTGAAAAGAGAACAAGCTGTAAGCGTATTTGGATATACAGCCAATGTTCGTGATATTGGCGATAGGCGTTTTGATACATTTGTATCTGACATGTTTGCTTCTACCTTCGATCAAGAAGATATAACAACAGTTTCATCGAACATTAGAAAGTCTCAACATTTTCTAAAGGAAATGGCTGCATATTCTGAGTCTGGTTTGAATTCTGCTGCAACTAATTACACAACAGCGTTAGCAACTCTTGGTATGAATTTTACAGAAGCCATGAGATACGTTCAAGAAGAGGCAAAGGCTGTTGGTAAAAGAATAGACCTTATGCCGTGGGCTCAGGCTTCTTTCTACTTTGATTGGAGACCGTCTAAGTCAACTATTGATAAAACAGCAAAGCATAGTTTTGCGGAAAGCATTCAAAAGAATAACGCAATTGCTAATGGTTACGGTTATGTCAATGACGATATGGACACTCTTAATTATGTTGCAAATGCGCCTCAACCGATAAAGCATATAGTTAATACACCGCAACTGTTTTCTAGAATGCTTTTGACCAATTTTATTGGCGAAAAAGGCGGCATGGAAGTTCTCGATTCGAAGGGAGCTACTCTTCGTTTTGAAAACCAAGCTGACTTTGTGTCCATGCTTGCTGGCGAAAATGTTAATTCAAACAACGGAGAAGTGCAGATAACAGAAGATATATTCAAAAAGATTGTTAAAAATATTCCTGAATCAATTTACGCATTTATGCCGTCTGTTGTCAGTTTCAATGAAACAATGAATGCAGAGCTTGAGACTGTTAGCTATTCTCCTCCGGAATACAGAGACGAATTCAAGCGTCTTAAAGACAAATATGAGAACAAACAGAATGCTCCAGCAAATAATGATTCTCTTAGAAATGAAGCAAGCAGACTTATTCTCTCTAACGAAAAGTTTATATCTTCATTCTGGTATACATTTGCAGAGAAACGTGCAAACCTTCATTCTATAGAGGAAACACTTGCTGCCGTTGAACAGCATCTTGATGATTGGATTGACACTGTAGTTGGTTATGCTCAGGCATCTGATAAAGACGCTTATTTAAGCATGATGTACAGTGGGAATCGTCAAGTAATAACAGATGAACTCCTGAGAGAAATTGATTATTCTGGCTGGGATTTTGTCAGACAATGTGAACAAGCAGAAGACCAGCTGGAAACAACTGGCGACGTTATGCCAGTCCTCCAATTATTTAGGCTTGTGATTCGGCCAACTCAGCAAGAAATAGAACTGCACAACACAACCGCCCCTGGTGTTATAGATTTTCAAAAAATAGTTAGAGATTCATTTAAGCGCGGGCCTTCGAGCAGAATTCAGCCAAGCTTGCTTTTGCTTAACATGCTAGGTAGGCTTGATGGTACATCTGGCCGGTTAAGAATAAGCCAGGAAGAAAGGCAAAGAAAATTTAGGGAACTTGCGAACCTCTCGTTGCAGCAAGTCATTGATACTGGTGTATATAACGATAGCACCGGGAATCCTAACGAACAATTAATAAATCAATATCGTCAAGTGATAGATGATTTTGCTAATACGTTTTTTGGTAACAGTACAAAGCTGCTTAATGATACTTTGTTTGTGTATGATACTCTTAACGAACAAGCCTCTATAGATTGGATCAAAAACGAAGAGCTTTTTATAGAAAGCGAAAGATTATACAACGAGATTTCTGGAGAAGAGGCAAGCGAAAAACAGGACTATATTGAATGTCTGAAGCATTTTGCAAATCTTACATTCCAAAACGGTGATCCAATTGCTGAGGCAAATGCAATAATTGCATATCTTAAGAAGCAATATAGAGGTACATCTACCAAGAAATCTAGGTGGGAAGAAGCAGGGTATAGCTATTTCGAAGATATCTTGTCTGGCAAGAATAATAATAATATTCCACAAGAACTAAGTCCAATGGATGTTGTACGCCTTGGCCATTTCTTCATCCATGATACAACAACAATTGATGATTCGAGACTCGATGCCCGTGCATCTATGGCTCACAGGCAGAGCGTAGAAGAATATTGTGACAAGCTTAGCGAGTTCGTAACCAAGAACTTCAAAGGTTTTGAAACAGTAAAACAACCAAAGATTACTTTTCCTAAGCCAAATATGGTCAATGCAGAGTTTGCTTCTGATATCGCTGACCAGATTCTCCGTGGTTATATTCCATCGCTGACATCTTCTGGTGCATCTTCTAGATATCTTAGCGTAACAGCGTTCTACGATATGGCTCCAGACCTCGGGGCTATAACAGCAGAAGAGGTTGAAGAAAGATTTGCTAATAATCAGGTTACAACCTTGAACCAAGTTAAGCATGATTGGGATAATTATTATGCAAAGAATTGGATATCTGAATATAGAAATGGCGAATCTATTGGTTTTTATTATCGGCGTGGTGACCGAAATCCGCATGCTCTTACTGTTTCTAAACTGAATAGTCTCGAACAATTTCCATCAGAAGAGCCTATTGTGTGCTTTACTATATTTGATGAAAATGCTGGTTTTGATTCAAAGTATTGGGGATGGGACCAACAGAACGACCAGCAGTTCAACCCGATAAAGAGAATGCTACGTAAGCTTATTATCGGCGTAGAAGCAAAAGCTCTTAAAGCCGCGAAAGAAGAAGGCTTGCATGTTTTTGCGTCGTATACCGGAGACGCAGAACTTCAAGGCAAAGACAATGCATCAGACAATGAAACACTTATTATGCAAGGCGATAACTATTCTATTGCTGATATTTGTAATAAAGTTGCAGAGTCTAAGAAAAAACTTGTTAGTACAATTTACAGGATTTATACAGCTACTAAAGAAAACAAATCTATTGACCTCACTGCTAACGACCTAATTGTTTGGGCTGACATGATTCACCAACATGTTAATATCTATTTCAAGGCTCCTATAACAATTGCAGGCAAAACAGTTGACCATGTACCTGTTTCTTTTGCAGCTTTACTTGCTGCAAAAAATCAGCGCATCAATCAGCTTTCTCAGATGAATGATTATATGGTTACAATAGATGGCGAGAATGCTGTTCCTCTGAGTGAGATACTTGAAGAAGCCCAAAACGGCAATAATGGGATTGACCATATTCAAATTGCAAGAACAAGTTTCGAGCAGCTGAATACAATTATATTCAGCGATATGCTTGAGCAGAAAGCTGCAGTAGCAAGGCAATCAAATCAATGGAGTCTTGCTGGTTCCTGGAGTTCTGAATTCGAAAATGCTGTTAATAAAATACGTGATGGTCGCCTGCTTAGACGCTTTGAACATCTGAACAATGATGAGAAGTTGGAAGCTTTTAAGAAGGATATTTCCTCTGCCAGATTCAAGCTGTCTGCTCCTGAAGCATCAAGTTTGCTTAAAGAGGGTCGCATAAGATATCGTTCTCAAAAGCCCGGGACTGAAATCACCAAAGAGGCTGCAGAAAAAGCAAAGCTTGCAACAGATACGGTTAATGATTTTCGTGCAAAGCATAACCAGAGTTCTAAAAAACCGTTCGTTGTAAAAGACTTTACGAACAAAACCATTAGAGGGAATGAGCGACTTTACGGCCAGTGGGAGCTTGGCGCGTCGTACAATACAACAGATGCCGTTATAGTTGACCAACAAAATGTTGCCAAATTTATTGAATATCAGCTTGGGCATGGTAGATTTGCCCCTAGAATTATGCTTGTCCCATATGGTACTGCTGAATATATTGGTGTTGAAAATGCTCTTAATAAGTATGCATACGGTAAGTGGCGGCCAAATAATTATTACAATACTGAAATAAATGGTCAGCAGTACCGTGGTTATTATGTAGAAATGGATTCAAGAGGATTATATCAACATACAAGAAGCGGTTATTGGTACGAGAATTCAAAACATTATGTTGTCCGCGTTAGCGTCAAGGGCGAAATTGTCGGCGATCCTGGTGTGCTCTTTACCAAAAGAGGTTCACATTACTTTATGGAAGGAAAGACAACTCCTGCGCAAACAGTGCCGCTCGCTAAGCCGAACAATGGTATTGCGAAACCTGCTACCCGCAATGAAATTATAGAGAATATCCAGGAAGTACAGCGCGGCATAAGAGAACTCGATGATGAGCAAGCGCGTGAAGCTGCAACTTCTACGTTGCGCCATATCCAAAACAACCCTGCAGAACTTCGTGGTCTCTGGACAGATGATAACCATTACAGTAAGTTTGTAAATTCAGGTGCTTACCAATGCATTGGCTTTTGGAGGGTTACTGAAAGCACTGGTGCGGTACGGTTTGAACCGATAGTTGTAAAACCAAACAATACTAATCCTAACCTGTTGTTCGTTGACTTGCAATCAACCAATCCAGAAGTTTCCTACAATGAACGGTTTGAATACAATGGAGAGCCAGGGTTTGAAAATTCATTCAAGGGTGCTTCTCCTATTGACGCCGTCAAGGAGATGGAAGGTACCGCAGACCCATCTGTCCATGGCGATTGGTATATGAATATGCCAGAAAACGACAGAAGAAGGAATGACTTCCAAATCTATAACCATGATGATTCATTCGGAAAGTCTAGTGCGTGGTACAAGAGAGTCTGGTCTTATTGGCGCTGGATGAGGATGATGCAACTGTCGATGTTCTCTAATCCAGATGGTTCTTTCAATGAGGCAGTTCTTAGTAACTTTAGTTACAACGACAAGAAGGCGTTGTTCTCTAAGGATGAAAATGAAATAAGACTTGTCTATCGTCGCCTTTCCTCCGGCCAGATTCACTTCACTACAAAGAACAGGCAATTTGACCAAGGATTTAACGAAGCAATGATTAAGTTGCTTGATTCGTTTATAAAGCATAAATCTGGAGGTTCTTCGTTCGATGAGATTTTGTCTGGCATAGATTATGAAATATCATTTGACGACAACAGCCAAACGATGACTGCGGTTCCACATGGTCAAGCTGCTGCAATTGATGCATATCTCATATGGAATCCCTTAAGCGATTCTGATATGCAGACAATATATCACATTATGGCTCCAAGCGAATTTGCCGCAACAAATGAGAACCCGGATGAATCAAAGGAAAGACACATAACTTGGAATAGAGATGGTCAAATGTTGGTTGGGCATCGTGCGCCTGAATCAGCAGAGGTTTTATATGATTATCGCGAAGCTTCAATTGCTGCTGAGCTTGTCGATATGGGTAAAAGTACAGACCATATTACTACCAGTGATGTTGCTCTTGGCAATAAGATGCAGGCGATGGCTGCATTGTCTGGTGACATGAACGCTGACCTTGAAGCGCTCAGAGCAGAGCAGCTGATATATCTTAAAAATCCAGCATTCTATCAAGGTTTCCTTTACCATACAGATACTGTTAATGGCAATAATTCTGTTCTTTCTTCTAGAAACCAAGTAACCTTTAGGCGCAGACAGCCAAAGGCAAAGAATGCAGAAGAGAAGAGATATATTCTTGAACGGTCTCTTTCACGTGGCAGTAGAAGCGGTAGAGATATTTATACAAGCGCTATGCAACTTCAAAGGTCTTTTGACGAAATAGAAACTAAACGTCCATTGGACCCTGCAATTAGAACAGAAAACGGTGTTACTGTAGTTAAAGACCTTAACACAATGTTCCCAAGTTATGTCCAGTCAATTAACAGGCATTTTAAGACAGATGCTTCACCTACTGTTATTTGGGAATGGGTCAAGCTGCAGCTTGGCTATTTGTACGATGTTGGTCCCGCTTCTACACTGGATAAAAATGTTATTATCGCTGCATTGGAAAGTATCAATAGAGACCTTACTGACTATGGCGTTCCAGTTTATACAGGAACTCATCCGTTTGGTGGCAAGCTGAGATATAAAGTCCCGGTTCTTACTGATACTTCTTTGAGCTTTGTCACAGAAAATCTTCTCGAAAGAGGCAGAAGAAAGTGGAGAAACAGGGGTAATCTGGAAGAAACAATAGTTGCAATCACAAATGAGCAAATTGGTATTATCAAAACCTCCAAAGATAAAGCTCAAAAGCAAATGCTGCTTAACATGATTCTTGCTTACTCTAGTACAGCAGGTATCGATGATAAGATTAACACTGGCATAACAGGAGTAGACGATATCGATGATATCATTGCTTTCTCAGACCAGTTCTGCGAATTGCTTGTTGATGATGAATTTATGGAAAGCATTAGACCAATTGTTGATGCCTCTAATGAAAGAATTAGAAAGTATCAAGAACAATCTAAAGAGATTCTAAAAGCACAGAATGCTCATGTTGACCCCAACGATATCACGTCTAATCAATATAGCAAACTTAAAGAAGTAGGTAGCTATAAGAATATAATCAATTATTTGTGCTCTTCTACGAAGATGATGGCTATGTCGCAACCATTGCTCGCACCTATTCAGGTCGCCGACAGATTTGTCTATGGCGGCATGGTTATGCATGCCTTGCTCAATTCTATTGAAGGCTCATCTAGCCCATACAAATCAAACATTAAGATGCTTATGGGCGACAATGGCGCACGTTGGGTAGCTGGTAGAATCAAAGAGCTCGCTAAAAGCCCACAACTTAAGAAAGTGATTGAAGAACGGCGTATGATAAACCTTCTTGCAGAAGATGGTTTTACTACTGTCGATATAGATGCTGCTGGCGGTTTAGAGAAATTCCTGCAGACAAGAGCAGAAACAAATGGTAAATTCCAAAGATTCTATAATCGGTTCATGGAGATACAAACCGGTAAGGGAATTCTATCTGACTTCCAGGCGGCTACATATCTTGCAGACCTTGTACGACTGATGTCTTTGTCTGATATGGCTAACTTCTTCTTTAAGCAGAAGTCCGGTAACCCATCCGTCGATGCAAACGGAAACCAGGTAGACACAACTTATATCGAGACTATGCTTAGCCAAAACGACATAACACAATGGTTGTACAACAATGCATTCAATCCTAACTCTCCAATTTATGAAATGAGCAATCAGGCTTTTAATACTTCTATGGAAGGCGATGCTGCTAAAAATAATGTTATGTCTATTTGGTTTACAGAGATGACAAAGGCTCATCCTCTTGTTAAGTTGTTTACTACTACAACATTATGCCGATTCCCAATGTATGCATTCGGAATTACAGATAGAGTTATGAATACAGTATTTCCAATGACTGCTATAAATCACATTCTTGCGAAAGTTGCTTCAAGTGAAAAACTGAAAACAAGAAAGATTCCTGGTCTTAATGGTCTTACTTTTGGAGCTATTGATTGGAGCAATGCTCAAACTGCAAATTCTCTTGAAGAAGCTTTTGCAATAGACTTGCAACGTCATGGAATCTTTATGATGGCAACTATTCTTCTTGGAATCAGTGGGGCTGTTGAACCCCCGGATGATGAAGACAAATGGGGCAACATTGACGAATGGCTTTTCTTCGGAGAGCGCATCAGTATGAAGTGGTGGTTCAAAGACCTTCTTGGCCCGACTCTTTCTATGGTTGCTACATGGAAATCCTCAATGCTTGGCAAGCCTCGTCCTGACATTTTCCTCAAGGGAATGATGGACTGCATGGGCTCTAATCCTATTATAGGTGCTGCTGATGCCGTAGAAATGATATTCGACCCATATAGCGCATATATGGATGCCTATTATGCAGATGTTGAAAGATTTTCTAGAGCATCTGATGGACAGCCGGATGCAGCAACTGTTTTGTGGGCCAACTCTTCTACGAAGCTTATGAACTGGATGACGCAGTTTATCCTTCCTTCGTTCCTCAAGGAGCTGCTAAATGCTGCATCAGAGTATGAGACGACATACAAAAAGGTTTACCAAACAGATGCATATGGTCAAGTTCTTTACGATGAATATGGAGCGCCCAAAGTTGTTGATGCAACTTATTACGAGCAAAAACTGAGGCAGCAAACAAGAAAGAATCCTATTCTTGGCTTTATTGCAGACCTTATTACCGGCAGCGGTTTTGCTGGCGACAATACCGGCTATCTTGCCTGGGAAATGCCGCGTACTGTTTACTATGATACAACGCAAATGGATACATATCAGAGAATGAGTATATACACAGTTGGCGCTAATGGTCAGATTGTTGAAAAATCTGAAGCTGATAAACAGGCAATTGCTCTTGAAGTTATCTATATGCTTATGATGTATAACGAGGCCGAGCTTAAATCGATGGGATTCGCTGTTCCATATGATACCCTTGATTATGTATCTGATGTTGTATGGGATATTGCATATGACCAGCAAGCTTCATTCACGATGATGGATCAGCTTGGTTTGCTTGACCCTGCTATTCTTGGTGATGGTGATTACAATGCTGGAGTAGAGATACTGAACGCTATCTCTGATAATAGCTATCAGATGGGTCAGTTCTGGAAAGACTTCTATTATAATAAGCTTTGGTCTGACACCATGAAAGCTGGATTGGTAAGATATAATCGTTACAATACAACATATGCGACAGATGATAATGGGGAAATATATGCTACCGGTATCAAGAAGGATATCCTTAGCGTGTTTGCTCCATTCCAGATTGCTCCTAAGTCGGGAACTCTTGGTTACTATGAAGACTGGGCAACACCATCTGCAGCAACTGGACGCAGCCTTGAACAACGTGCTTTGCTTCCAATTAAACCATATGTTGATACTCCATCTTGGGATTCTCTTGGTTCTAGCTCTGATGGCCATAGCAAGTCATATCCTAAGTATTCATCGTCTTATGGTAGCGGAAGCGGTGGATATGCCTCCAAGCCTCCAAGAATCTACGCAACTTCGCCTGGCGGCTACACACTTAGAGGTAACACTCCTGATGTCACCACCAGTAATGGTTCAAGATACAGCAAGGTCAATATTGATGATTACATTATCCGTCCCGGATTTGAAACAAAGGGTAGCCGCAAGGCATATAAGCGAGAGGATATCTAATGGACAACTGTTCTATTCCAAGGTGGCCTGAAATCACGGAGGAAAGTATCCGTGATGAAAAGGCATGCAAGATGTTCAACGATAAGTACAAGCGTGCCAAGATGATGCAGGAGCAACGCACTCGACATCACGAGATGTTCGCCCGTATCAGCCATATGCAGAACCTGTATGACCGCAAGGACGATATCTTCTCGGAAGGTTCGACCCAAGCTATCAAGCGCAAGCTGAGACAGCAGACTATCCAGCGCGTGCCTGATGGCGAGCTTATCACACAATACGACAAGAACAGTCTGGAGCAGGTTGAGATTGAATACATCTTCAATAACAAGGTTCTTACATCCGAATATGATGGCAAGAATATGTTGAAGAATCTCATGCGGACATTCAACAACAGCTATGACTATGGTTACGGTTGTGTTCGTACCGGCTTCGAAAAGGATGCAGATGGTGATATCCGTATCAGCTATAAGCAGATTCAATGGAACAACATCTTGCCCGCTCCTGACTGTGACTTCATTGAAGAAGCAGAGTGGTACATTGAGCGTGACTACATCAGCCGTTCTTTCCTGGAAAGCCTCATTGACTGGGATTCTGAAGACTGTCATATCACTGACAGCACATTTGACGAGGATGTTGTCAAGTTTATCCTTGACCATGGTATCAAAGATGCAAGCCTCATTGACTCCACACCGCTTGCCGACAGGAGAAACTTCGTTCTGCCATTTGAATCTGTCGAGACCTGGACACTATACAAGCGTGGCAGCGACGAGTTCAAGACATTCGTTCCGTCTATCTGTGCTGTAATCAGGACTGTGCCAAACTATGACCCGCGCAAGGATGTGCCTATCCACTTTATGATTCTTGAGCCTGATCCGGAATTTCCTCTGGGCTGCAGCTCTGTCATGTGGACTATGGCACAGCAGCAGTTCGCAGATGCGTTCCAGACGGTTGCATATGACGAGCTTCTGCTTGCCGTCAATCCTCCGTTGCTCGGCTATGGCTACACAACACCTCCCAAGATTGCCATGATGCCCCGTAGCTTCTGGCCGATGGGCACCAATCCCAATAATAAGATTGAGAAGTTCCCGATTGAATCTACTACGCTGTCGCAATATGGTTCCATTCTCCAGAATGTGTCTGCCAATATGATGCGCAACATGAATGCAGCTGACGGAACAGTTGCATCTGATGCAAAGGTTGGGCATTATTCCGGCACTCCGCAAGGTGTCCAAGCGCAGCAACAGGACAAGACAATCACTGTCAACCAGTATCAGAAGCAAGTGGAAATCTTCTTTGCCGAATGGGCAAACCATGCATTGCGTTCATATCTCAATGCTATGGGCGGTACGCAGGAACTTACAGTAGATGAAGAGACCAGGCGCAAGGTATTTGACATCGAGAAGGCCGACGCTGAAACCGATCCGCTGACAGGTGAGCCAATCATCAAAGATGGCATCATACATGACGATAAGATTTCCATCGACTTCGATAAGCTCTCTGCGGATATGCTTGAGTTCAAGGTTCGTGCAGGTTCTCTTATCCAGTCTATGAAGGAAGAAGAGCGCAAGAATATCCAAGAACTTCTTGTGCCCATCTCTCAGATGTTACCTGCGGTTTCCGATGAGAATAAGAAGCCATTTGAAACCAATATCATGGAACTTGTTCAGCGACTGTGTGAACTTTCGAATATTACATTGTCTGATACCACAGCAAATAACATTGACCAGCAGCTCTTGCTTGATGCTCAGAGAGCTACTATGGAAATGGTCATGCAACAGCAGCAGCAAATCCAAGCAATTGCTTCTGCACTTTTGCCTCAATCAGGTGAACAACCTGTCGAGGGCCAGGGCCAACCGGTTCCTGGCGGTCCCGCTGCCGTTCCGCCCGAGGGGGTTTCTGCCGAGTTTCCTCCTGGGGCGGGCGGCGGCCCATCTGATATGAACGCAATGTAATGTATGTGATATTTGACATATACGAACATTGTGTTTATAATAGCGCCGAAATAACTCGGTGCATAAATTGTAGGGCGTAGTGTCGAACAAAGGAGACTAATATGGCACAACCCATTAGGCCCGAGGTCTGGCAGCGGGGCATTGAAGATAACCGGAAGCTGCCTGGGTACGATATCGTGCTCAAGTATTTCAAGGGTTCTGACCCGAATCTCAAGAGTATTGCAAACAACAAGGAAGCCCGTCGTGTTTGGGACATCGTGACGACTGACTACATCACTGACTATGATGACCGTCGTCTGAATGGCCTGAACTGGCTGGACCAGATTACTGGCAATCCGTCCACCTACAACACCGATGGCCGTGACGGTTGGGGCGCTTCTGCTTACGGCGTGTTCCAGGAAGTCCACCTGACCTCCAAGCTGTATGAGATGAGCCGCCATCGTTCCATGGCTCTGCGTGTTTTCGATGAGGACCAATACTCTCTGCAAGGTTATGATGAGGCTACCGGCACGACTCCTTGGGGTACTGCCACTCAGTCCAATATCATCATGCCTGGCCAGCAACTTATCTCCACTGCTGAGAAGCTGAACATTGCTCGCAAGCGTTGGGAAGATAAGGTTCTGGCTCCTGATATTGCCAAGTATTCCCTGTTTGCCGTCATCAACGGCCATATGTCCGGCCGCCTGATTGGCAAGACCGCTGCTTACAATGACCAGGTGTTTGACGGCCATGCTGACCATTATCAGTGGGTTGCCACTCCCGGTATGGTTCAGGGTGTTTCCACCGAGCCTCAGTTCGCTCCTATCCACTGCATCCAGTGGGATGACACCAACATTCCTCTGATGCTCAACACCATCACCACCACTTGGGATAACCTGTTCATCGAGCAGAACAATCGCATCATCCTGATGGATCCGTACTACAGATTCACCCTGATGTCCGTGCTGACCGGCAATGGCGTGCCCGCTACCGAGGCTGCCTACAATGCCGTTGAGAATGGCACCTTCACCAAGATTATGGGCTGGACGTTTGCCTTCGACATCCCGTCCGCCTACTGGCCGACCATCTGGGTTGACGACAACCTGAATGTTGTTCACTCTGATGACACCAGCAACATTATGATGAGCGACAAGCGCATCAACTCCGTTGGTCCGCTTACTGACGCCAGCGGCAACACTCTGCCCTGGTCCCTGTTCCATCAGCTGGTTGAGGCTGGCCGCATGAGCGAGCTCAACTGGATGCGGACTGATTGGGACGAAAGCACTCACACCTTCGTCAAGCGTCTGGCCAACTATCCTCTTGGCTTCCCGGGTTACAACGGTCTGGATGTTGGCAATGTTGCCTCTGCGACGATTCCTACTGACCCATCGAATCCTTCTGGCCATGACCAGAATATCGCTTGGTGGGAAGACCCGTCCACAGCAACTCCTGGTGAGACCATCACTGGTGTTACCAAGATTTCCGACCCTGTGGCGATCGCCTACAGCCCCGACTTCGACCCGACCTTCACTGCCGGTGCTCGTGTGACCGGCACCACCTACAATGTCGGCGGTCTGTTCCCGTCCTATCCTTGGACTGGTCCTGGCGCTGGCTATGGTCTGCCGCCCTATGGTTCCACTGGCTACTCCACTACTGCTACCGGTCCTGTGTTCGCTGATAAGGCTACACTGGTCAAGGTTTGCGGTCTGGCTCTGTATCAGAACGCCGCTCAGGCTTCGCAGCAATACAGCAATATGGTTACTGACCAAGGTCGTACCCGTGGCAAGTTCACCGAGATGTGCTATGACGTGTCCTATGACGCGTGGGTCATCGAGAAGGATGCTGCTGGTATCATGCCTATCGTGTATGTGCCGCCTATCGCTGAGTTCTCCATCCCGGTGTCTGTCGTTAGCCAGCCTGCTCAGACCATTGCCGCTAATCAGTCTGTGACTGTCTCGCCCGCTGCTGACGCCGTCTTCAAGACTCAAGAGCAAGAAGCCGACATCTAGTCTGGTCTGAGATGTAAGCCGAAGGGGGCTGCTAGGCTCTGAGCCCGGTGGCCCCCTTAAGTTAGGAGGACAAAATGGGCGAAACTGGCGTGTGGCCTACTTACCAACAAGCTGAGCAAGACGCTATTGATTTTCAAAGAGAAGGTGCTAGCGCAGCAGCACAAGGAATAGGTAAATTCTTTTCGAATTGGTGGAATGCCGCTACAGATAATTCTCGTAAAGAAGCAGAGTATGCTGGCCGTGCTGCAGACAAGTTTCTCCCCGAAGAAACAGTCAAAAAACGACCTGTGAAGCTTCCAAAAACAGATAGTATAGGAACACCTATCGAAGGCGACTATGCTGATTCCATGATGGAAGCAAGCACACCAGGATATACTCCACCGATTGTTCCAGTTGATTCGTATGGGACTCCAATTACTGGAGATTATGCTGACTCGGAAATGGAAGCAAAGGCATCAGGATATGTTCCACCTGATGCAGCGACTGGCGGTCGCCATGTTTTCTATCCGCAAGACTCCTATGACCAGGAATATGTTGACAGATGGATGGATGCAGCCTTCAATGAAATGATTAAGGAAGGCGGCAAATACTATGGTAAGTACCAAAACATATACGACATGCTTTCTTCTGGCGACTATGATGCTTGGAAAGATTGGTTAAGTTATGGTGACGGCACAATCGGTTCGCAACTATTTTGGCAGACATATGGTGACCAATATGCCGACATTCTCGGCAGCGATATTTCTAAACTTTGGTCTGCTGAATCTGGCTGGAACGATGAACTTCTCAGAAAAATATACGATGCAGAAATTGCAGCAAATGCCGGCCAATATGCAAATATATTTGGTGGGAATGATTACCAAGCCATGATGGACCTCATTCGTTCTGCACAATATTTTGGCGACGACTGGATTGATTATATGAGAAGGCATGGTTTTGGAAATGCCTGGGAAGGTTACGACTCGACAAAATCAGGCTTTGAAGATTGGATAGCCGAGACATATGGTGGAAACAAGGAAGCTGGAGAAGCTGCCTATGCTGCTGCCACTGATAAGCTGGCGCATATGCTTTTTGGTGACAATATGTACGGCAAAGATTTTGATCCAATTGCTGGCAGACTTGATTGGGAATCGGTTGTAAATGACGAGGATGTCTATACTCCTGGTTATTCTGACAAATGGAAAGACGATGGATGGTGGCCTAATTGGCAACAAGGAACAATGTCTACCACAGGTGATGATTCTGATGAGTCGGAATTTTCTATACTTGATATCTTCGGTAGCGATGTTGGCAATGAGCTTCGATCTATTATCAATGCGGTTGGCGCAAACAGGAAGTGATTTTAATGCTCGTTTACCAACATCGCGACCCTAGGCTTGCCATTGACAGAATGACAAAAGAGGACGGTAGTCTTTATTCTCCAGAAGAGCAAAAGCTTTTGTGGGGTCTTCTCTTAGATCCATCAGGAGGAACAAAGCCAGACGAACAACCTAAAGTTATCTATACTGGCCCAAACTATCGTGCTATGGCTAACTCAGCCAAGAAAAACGCTGAGCGTCAAACTCCTCTTCTTCAAAAGAATTATCAATCCAGTATTGCTGATATTAATGCAAATAAGGATTTTCAAGAACAGCAAGCTGAAGCCGCCAGAAATTTAGCTAAGCAAGATTGGTTGATATCCAATGCCAATACAAAACGTCTTAATGACGCGGAGTGGTTTATTGGAGAGCAGAAATTCAACAATCTTCGTTCTCTAATGAATAACAGTATGAACAACCAATATGGTTCCATTAGAGATAGCGCAAATAAGCTGATGGCTAAAACGAGAGATATTCGTGACCAGCAGATGTACGCTACGCTTAATAGTAATCTTCTTGGAAACCAAACTGAATATGCCGGTAAGGTCAATACAATTAATCAAGGTTTGGACCAAGATAGAATGAATACATATCAGCAACTCAGTGACCTTCTGCGTCAGGCTGGTTCTAATCTTACCGATTATGCTGGTCAGCTCTTGAGCACGCTTACTGGTTACTACGATTATTCTGTTGCAGATAAGAATGGCAACATCACCGACTGGAATTGGCTCAATAAGAATACAGGTCTTAAGGCTGACGAGAATGGTGCATACGCTCTTGACCTTGGTTGGCTTCTTGGTGACCAAATGAGTGAAGATGAATTCAACACAATGCTTGAACAGCTCAAGTCAAGTCATACTCCATTGATGAGTATCGACCAATTGGCTCTCACTCGTTCAGCAGAGGATACAAGAAACTATGTTCGTGGCCAAGCTGGGAGAAATAGGAACGAAGCTCAAAAGGCTTCCAACCAGGCTGCCAATCAATCTTATTCTGTACAACAACAAAGACGAGGATACTAGGAGGAAATAATGGCAAGCGATTACGTTATGAAAGATGTTGACTGGAGTAATGGCCCAACATTAACCAACTTGAAAAATGCCTTTCTAAACGTAGACAATGTTTTGGACGAAGGCAATGGCTGGGTCAACGCTCTAACATATATGATTCCGGGCTTCGGTTTTGCAAGAGGCTTAACTGATATTAAAGACAACCTTGATGAAGGAAGAGTTGGCGCAGCCATTGGTGATGCTGCCTTGGCAGCTCTGTCCATTATTCCTGGAGCCGGATGGGTTGGCTCTGGTCTTGGCAAACTAGCCAAAGCCGGTGCTAAAGCAGCTAAAATTGGTGGCAGGGAAGCCAAGGGTGTTGGAAAATTCTTGAGCCAGTTTGATACAGTTCAAGATACAAAGGCTATGCGGAAAGCAACAAAGGGCGCAGAAAAAGCTGGCAAAGATGCTGACCAAGTCGCAGAAGCTACAAATGGCTTTTGGAACCAGCTTGGCAAATATCGTCAAGGCGAGCTTGAAGCAGGCGTTAAGGCAGACAGAGCTGCTCTTGAAGCTAAGTATGCCAAAGGCCAACCACTTTATGATGATGTCGTTGATGCTCTGCGAGCAGACGCAAATGCTACGGCTGTTGCTTCAAGGGAAAAGGCGATTAGCAAGGCTCTCAAGGACCTTGATGACGCTCATGCTGCCGGGAAGGGCAAAGGTCTGATACGTGAAGGAAAACCGATTTCCTATTCAGACTATTCCAAAATTGAAGGGCGTATGGAGAAAATCCCTGGATGGCTAGATGAAATAGCAAAGGATTACCCAGACGAGGCTTTCTCTCCTGAACTTGTAGATGCATTCAAAAAAGCCTACAATATGCCTACGCAAGGAGCAAAAGTCAAAGATTCTGCAATCCAGAAGGCAATTAAAGATATCATAGGAGAATACAAAGCTCCAGTCCAAGACGACCTTCTGCAGCGACTTATTGGCGATGCCGCAGGCATGCAAGATTACTGGTCTACAATTGGTCCTGGTGGTAAGTTTGGTAGGCAGCTTATTCGGTCGCTGTTGTTCAATGATTTGAATTACGGTCAACAAGAAATCTAAGGAGTTTGATTATGGGAATGCCAATGCCAATGCCAATGAAGCCCGGCATGAAGGGCGCTGGAGCCGCACTGAAGAACATAGACCCGCGTATGCTCAAGATTCTTCTGGCTCAAATGATGAAGGCAAAGCAGGGCGGTGGAGCACCGATGCCAGGCAGTGGCGGTGCTCCTATGCCCGGTGGTGGCGGTATGCCATCCATGATGGGGAGGTAACATGTCTCGTGGCATAAGCACAATAGAATTCGTCCGGCAAGTGTACTATGCCCAGGAGAAGGTCTACCTCGACTTCGTACCGACGGACGATAAATTCAAGGAGGTCTTGCTTGAAGCCAACTTCGTATTGCAGGAGCTCCAAAAGGAAGAAGACTGGAACTGGCTGAGGACCCAGTGCAAGCTGGGTCTGACGCTGCCAGATACCAGATACTTCCCTGTACCTGAAGATTTCTACAAGGTTTCCACAACCTTCAATGATGCTCTCAGGCTGTACGCACATAGACCGCACTGCATAGATACCGGCTGTCCGAATTCTGACCCTGACATCCAGCCCAGCAACTATGACTATTCCCAGTGCACTGGCAAGTGCTTTGATAGGGCTCCATTCATTCTCGTGCCATTCGTGCCAATCGGTTGGCAGAACGACTTTGCGCAACGTCAGATGTCCTATATCACAAGACCCAATGTTCAGGATATAACCCTCGGCGCTACGGTTGTCAATGACGGTGATGGCGAGAAGATTATTTTCTCTCGCCCATTATTGGTACCTGAAATAAACAGGGTTGTAGTATTGCAGTATCAGCGGCTGCTTGAGCCTTTCCATATCTGCAATGATGGTTGCGTTGGTGTGCATGGCGGAGATGTCAGCTATGACCCTACTGACTTCAATCCATGCGACCAGCTGTACTATCTTAAGAACGGGATTGAAACCCCCATTTTGAAGTTGACGGAAATCCCTGATTATCTGTATGTAATCATCAGGACAGCCCAATATCATGCGGAGGGTTCTCCTCCTGCCCAAGGCCGTATCGCTGGTCTGCAGGACCAATCGCAGAAACTGCTCAGCAGCATGAGGGAGAACAATGCTGCTGCCACTCAAGTTGACTTCATACCGAGCTGGAATCCGGGATTCTGGCAGATTGTGTAGGCTGCCATGGCCAAGAAGAATTCTACAAAGACAGCGACAAAGGAAGCTCTGCAAAATTCAGAACCTAAACTACAGGCATTCCGTCAGTGGAAGGGTATCAATTTTTCAGAGGTTTCCCCGCTGTGGAATGATTATGTTCAAGAGGTGTTCACAGACGACAGGCAGACAGACCTGCCGCCTAACTATCTCCTTGTGCAGAACAACTTGAAGACTACCAATCAGGCAGCGGTTGAAACAGTATTCAAGCCTGTTAAATGGATTGACGGCCCAAGTATCCATGGCAGCAGTACCTACACAGATGGTATACATAATCTGACCATCAGTGGTTTCTCCGGTGTCAATTACATTGACCACGAGTATGGTTACTTTGCAGCATCTACTGCGCAGGGCGATGCAATCTTTGCTCTCGACCGCAAAGCAATAGACATCACCACGAATCAGTACGACCAACCGATTACATATCTTCCTAACTTTATGAATTGGGAAGACAGCGGTATTTTTACAGTTACGAATCAGCGTGTGACTGATATGCGAGTTTATCTCAACCGCATGATTGTCATGGTCGAAAAAGATATTACCGAAACAAATGATGGAGTTACCACTACATATCAAAAGGGTGGCATCTATGCTACTGTAGATGATGACAACCATAACTTCCCAATACATCCGTTGCTGCCTGGATATGAATTGCTGCCTCAGACTGATGCTTCAGAAGCTCCTGTAATCACATGCTTCGGTAACATCAAGGGCAGTACAGATCCGAATGACCCTATTCTCATTCCAGAAGGCGGCACTGACCCGCTCTGGTCTTCTCGATGCACGTTCTACTATTGTCTGACAAACCAATGGGGTTCTACCCAGTCAAGCATGTGGGATAGCGGTGATGGCTATATCACCTACTATTTCAATGACGGCCCAGACCAATGGACAACTACCAACTACATCAAGCTTTCAGGCATCATCAACAACACAAACATGGATCGAGCCAGGATAGGCGAAACGCAAACTTATCAACCTGTTGGCGTTGATTTGTATCTGATTAAGGACGAAGCTACATATCCTATCTTCGTTGGTCATGCTGACGCAACGCTCGGTCTTGATGAACAGTCTCAAGTTATCGGTCTCTGGAATTATGATTACTATGGAGCCATGACTGATACCAGCGAATGGAACCAGGGCTCTATGATTGTTTCAGATGAAAATACCACAGGTGGTGTGCCTTGTCGCTATGTCACACAGATTGATGGTAGGCTGTATTTTTGGGGTGATGAACAACACCCATACAGGTTCTATATTGGCGGCAATGCAGGTCACGAGCTGTCTGTGGCGATCGGCCACGGTGGTGCATACTGCGATATCGAACCTGGGGCTGGCGTTGAAGTCAAGATGATTGAGAAATTCAAGACATATGGTGGCTCCAGCATTGTAACCATCCTTTGCTCTAATGTGAATGGCACGAGGCAGAAGCGCTACAATCTTATCGAGACCAATATCATCGCCACATCTGAATTGTCTACAGCATCTTACATGGTTGAGGAAATAGCCAATGTTGTGGGCACTACAAGCCGACATGGTGGCGGTGCTTGGTCTGATGGCTTGTATTATATCAATCGCAATGGTCTGCTTGTGACTACGCAGCAGATGGAATACAGCTCACAACTACGCAGCATGCTTGTCTCCGAGCCTGTCACTCCGGTCTTCGAGGAACAAAAAGGCACCGAGATTGCCAACGCATATGTGGTTTGCATCAAAGATATAATCTACATGGCTACCTGCACAGATGTGGACAACTACTCTCAGATTGACCACAATGTCAGTCACTACAACAGTTTCATCTGGTGTTACGATATCGGCCTCAAAGCCTGGTATACAATGCAGCCATGTATTGGTCTTCTCACAACCGATGCTACGAATCAAACTACACTTATCCCCAACGGCCTTTTCTGCTATGACCACGAGGACAGTGTTCACTATGGTCTCGGCGTAGTCGATAGCCAGTATGGTGTTTGGGTTTGTCCGCTGCTGAGCAATCAGGAAACCAATGAGGAAACTTTCAATGCAATGCAGGAAGTCCATCTTGAAACTGGTGAGCTCGGTACATCGAACCCCAATATCCAATGGCAATGGTTGTGCCAATTGGAGTTTAATTTTGACTACTTTGCAGGTGACATGGAGATAGAGGTAAATGGCGTTGACTACTATGGTAGGCGCATGCACATTGTCAAGAAGGTTAGCTCTCCCGTAACTGACCAGGTAACACCTAAGCCAGTTATGTTGACTGCCTTCAACGTGCCAATAAGAATAGATACATTAGTCAGATATTACCATATCAGAATCAATGGCACTTGCATGTTCAGATTAAACAATATCGTTGCCAGAACATATACACAGTCTAAGAAGATTGGTATGGTCTATGGCTTCGATGCTGAACATTACTACATGGATAGGTTCAATTCTGAAAAGAAGCGTTATATGCACGATGCGGTATCCTGCTACAACAATCTGGACAAACTTGCGTATAAGTATAGGGTCCGAGACGATACCGCTCAGACCCCAATACTTGACCAGGAAACTGCTACTGTAACGTAATGTCCAGTTCCAATTGCTTGGCCTCCTCATCGTCCTCTGTAAAGGGGACGATGTTTCTTTGCCGGCAATTCATGTGCTCACGCGGATTGATATCCTCGCACAATCTGGCACAGAAATACTTGCCTTCCTTCCAATCAATCACCACGAAGCTGAGGCAGCCCCAACACCAGAATGCCTTAACCTTCGCTGGAATCTTGTTTCGCTTGCCCATTGGTCAGCTCCTCGTGAACGCTGTCACTGATGGTCCGAAGAATAATGAGAGCCGCATCGATAAAGCTCTCGGCCTGTGCATTGCCAACCATCAGCGGCAACGGCTCGACAACACCGTTCCTGAAGTAGAACAGCAGCATAGCGTCGCCGTCTTCCACTTCAATCTTATTCTTCTGACCATCGATTTCAATCTCGCAAGTTGCAATCATTTCTTCCTCACTTTCATCGGCTTACGCGGATTAAGTTTTTCGTCCCATCTGTCGGGGATTGTCGTATCGTTGTACATATCAATCCATTGGTCCAGTTCCATTGTAACTAACCATTTGCAATTATCTTTGCGATGGAACACAGCAGGGACTTCGCCTTCTCTGGCGTCATGTTTCGCCTGAGCGATAGCGTCATACAGATTGAGCCGTTCAACTCTCTTACATTCAATATGTATTCCCGGCAATCCGATGACATCAGCATCTCCATTGGAGCCAGAATATTGTTGGCCTCTTCTGGCTTCATATCCGTAATCTCTAAGGACAGATGCAAGTTCTCGCTCACCTCTTGCTCCTTTTTCTCGACTGTTAGTCATCGTCGCCCAACCATTCCGGAAGCTCTTGTTCATCAAGTGGATTCTTGTAATAACCACGCTTCTCATTGTCATACATCGTTTCGCATACAGCAGCTTCAAGTTCGTCATCTTTTGCTTCCATGATGCGGAACAATGTTTCAACAGCATGGATAACGTTCATAGCTTCAAGCAGAATCCATCGACGGCTTTTCTTCTCGCTGAGAATCTCCATCTGCAGCTCGTATGCTTCTTCGTTGATCTTGGCCATCTGCTCCTGCATCGTTATACGCCTGAAACCTCGGATGGCCGGAAACACATATTCGTACTTAGTCTTCATTCTGACCTCCTTTCTTATATTCTTATAATATCATAAGCTTGTATTAGAAGAAGGAAGACCACGCATCCACTCAGGTTCTACATAATTTGTACTTATCAGCTGCTTCGTCGGTTCGGACTTCCTACCACCTGTACGCTCCAGAATCATCTGTATAGCATCGTTCTTATCCTTACGCTTCTGCGCATTGTTGCCCGGATCACTCATGGATACCCATACGCATACCTTAGCCATAGCTATGATAACATAATCGTCAGGCTGAATCTTGAGTTGCGACTTATCCGTATACGCTAACACATCTTCAAGAGCATCACCGAATATGTTTGCATAATGTCTGCGCTTCTGAGAGTCCGGTACGCTGCCATCAACTCTGTTCACTATCTGCTTCAATGCCTGGATGTCATAATTGAACACCGCATCGAATATCAGATGTGATACGAACAGCGCCTTTGCATTGGTAGCAGTCTCATGAATCTTGAGAATCTCGCCTATCGTCTTCATCAGCATCGCCTGCTGCAGATGCTCGTCTATTGTATTCCCGAACTGGCTTTCCTGCTTTGTGCTCAGCACGATTGCGTCGTTGGTATTCATTGTATCTCTGTCTCCCTGCTTCCCTCTGCTCGGCCCTGTGAGCCTCTGTGAGGGCGTATCTTGCGGTACCTAGTGGAATATCCGTAGGCAGCTTCATATTGGCTGCAGAGGGCATTATACCCTGTTCCAGCAGCCATTCCAGCCTCAGCTTCAGTGAGTATGGCGGCCGCTTCAGGCGGGCGATACTGAACGTGAATGAGGTCTTGGAATACTGCTTCTGCGTTACCTTGTCGTAATAGCCTTTGGCAGTAGCCGAGCAGTAATAGCGGAACAGCCGTGAGAGCATCGTTGAGAACTTGCCGTCTACCGACTGGAGATACGGACGACCATATAGGATGCAGAACACCTGATTGAACCTGAATGTGCGGGAACTGCGGTTGTTCTTGAATGTACCGTTTTGAGACATTTCGGTAAGCCATCTGCGAAGCCTGACCTCAGCATCGTACAGGTCTTTGTTGCAATATTGATCCCAGGCTTTGGGGTCGGATATGTACGGAACCGCCTTGAAATCAATCTGGTCATTTCCGGTTTCAATATAGTCATGACGGTCCAATTGAAATCCGCCGTTCTCAAGCTCACGCCTGATAGAATCCATATCCATCTTCCTTGACCTCCCTCCCGTAGATATCTGTCTTAGGTTCACGCTTGTATCTGATAGTGTCATACTCACCTTGCTGGAACTTCCAGCTGCCATCGGAGCTGAGACCGAGATATTCAATCTCTCTCAACGCCATGACGCCGTAACGGACAGCATCCATCAGATGGCTGTACTTGCTATGCATCGGCTTTGGAGCCCAGTCGTCCTGCTTTTCAAGTCTCTTATATTCGTAATTATCGAAGCATTCCATTAGGTATTCACAGTTATCCGAATTGATGCACATGTTCGGTAACTGCCGTCTGACCTCCTGTATACCACGGTCTACACGTTCCTTATCCAAGCTATGCCAGTTGATGTTAGGGAACATTTTCTTGGCTTCTTCGATTGGAGTTTCAGATGAAGCAGAACGCTCTGAGTCCCACGGTAATGCACCGAACTTGACATGCTGCCAGTACGGCCTCTGACTGAGCTCGGCCAAGCATTCAATCAATGACTTGCCTCTGGCTTCATAGATGTCGTAGATGAACATCATGTTATGGATATATTGAAATAAGATGCCCGCAGTAGCGTCCGTTATTGCACCTTTGGATGCGATGTCCATTGCCAAGTACACAGGATACTTGGTGTCGATATTGAATCTGCAGTACCGTTTCTCTTCTCTGAGCTGCCTAATACCTAGGTAGACAAGACCGGCATTGACTTCGTTGAAGGCAACCATGTTCTCCTGATTCCACAGGTTCAGGTTGCCATAGGCTCTCATGTGCCGGTCCTGCTCTTCCTTGATGAACTTCTCCTGAGCCAGCGGAACAAGCTCACCTGTTTCCTTGTTCGGCACCAGGCAATCGTAGATAGTCTTAACATCTACATACACATCACCATGGCGACCGGGAAACGCTTCAGGCTCCTTCTCTCCAGTAAGGTCACACAGCATCTTGAACAGGTTGTTGTGAACACCACGAGGCGTACCGTTGACCATGACAAGCATCTCATTGCCTTGACGGATGGCATTATCCCAAATCGGTTGCACATACTCAAAGGCATTCATCCTGTAGAGCGAAGCTTCAGAGATATAGAACCTGTCATAAGATGATCCGATAAGGGCCTCATCATTCAAGAAGCCGATGAACTTAACTCTGGCCTGCGCGGTACCCTCTGGATTGTTCGTAAAATAAACTTCCTTATTGGTGTCCTTCACATTGAGGAACTGCTCAGGATAGTCCTGCCAGAACGTCCTACCGTCGATGTACTTCTTGAAGATGTTGTTGTTGATCCACACATTGTCGAGGCCGATGTATGCCTGCTGTGTACCTGGATTATCCCACGCAAACTTGTTGGCTATCTGTATGCAAGTTGTATCCTTGCCCAAACGACGTGCCCACAAGAGCAGGATATAGTGAATAGAAGGGTCCATGGCCGCTTTCCAGGCATCCATCTGGTGCGGCCATGGACGGTAAAATCTCGGTACTGTTATGTTATTCTGCGTTTCCATTAACGCAGGCCCTATTCAGATTGAACAGGTTCTCAGCCCATGGCTTGATTGTGCACCACGTCAGGTAAGCTCTGAAATAATCCTCAAGGCTTTCGCATTCCTCGGGAGCCACCAGATGGTGGGCGTAGATATCCTCATAGTCAGGCTTACTGGCCGTATCATAATCCAGAGCCTGGAGGTCCTCAAGCAGGCTATTAAGCAGTTCAATCTCAAATTGCCAAAGATTGTTGACTTCTTCAATCGTAGGCTCACGCTTGATAAAAGCACCAAAATCATTACGCATGGAAACCCAGGTATCAATTCTCTTGGCCTGGTCAATAGCAGCTTCCATTGTGATAATCTGCAAATCCTTGAACTTATTGAACTCTTCAGCCGGGTCAGGTGTAACATTCTTGAACTCCGGCTTTGCAATCTTCGCGGATGCCGCACTCTTCTTAGCCATTATCGGCCCTCCTGTTTCTCTCTATCCCACAGATATTGGAATGCATCATTAAGGTCATTAATCTTAGGCGTACCGCCTTTGTTATTGCCGGCACTGCTTCTAGCATCAGTCGCAGGCTGACGAACATTGTTGACTGACTGAGCCTGTTGCTGCATTGCAGGAGCATTTGCAGCCAGCTGCTTAGCAATCTGCGTAACCTTATTGAGATCACAATTGAAGCCCATAACCTGGCCCTGTGCATTCCTCATTGCATACATATCAGTAATGGTATCAACATAATACTGCTCAACAGGATTGAGTCTGCTGTAGGTATCAGCATAGGCCAACAGCTCGAAATACGGACGAGCCTTCTCTACATACTCCTTCTCCAGTTCTGAGCATTCCTTCTTCCACTTGTCATTCAAATCCTCATTGGTGATATCGCACCAAGCCTTCGCCTGTTGGATTGTAAGACCCTGATAACCAGGACGCTCCCAATCTTCAGGTCTATCATCGGGATTGATATAGATGATACGACCAGTCTGTTCATCACGTCTGGCAAGATCACGGACGTTAAACTTCTTGTAACCCTTGTCAGCCCACTCCTTACGCTTTGTCTCAACTACAAGAGACCTCAAATCTGAGTAGGCTTGCTTGGCTTGAGCGACAGCGTCAAATCCCGACAAATCAACTGCAGTTCCTCCAGGTGCATTTGATAGTTGCTGGGAAATATCAGATTGTCCGCCAGCTCCCTGCTGCGTTTCTTGAACTCTTCCTCTGTCAGATTGACCGGCTTGTTCGGATTCACCATTTGCCACAGGAGTCTGAGCTGTTGTTCCGTCATTGTCTCGCAGCATTGCAAACGCTTCAGCCAAATCCGACGGATTCGCTGGAGCCTCTTGTTCATCCACCACCGGCGGATTCTCTTGAGCAGTTTGTTCATACTGCGCCTCCTGATTATTCAAATCCATATCCATTGTTTTCCTCCATCAAGAACTTGGTTACATGCAGCAGCTGAATCAACCAATCGTTTCTGATTGCCACATACACAAGACGTGGCCGGATTGATTCATTCTTTCCCGCTGTTATCTTTTCGCTGCCGTCGGCCAACCATTGCTCGACATTCTTCGCAAGCTTTTCAAGGTCATCAGCCCACGACAGAACCTGAGCCTTTTTGCTGCCGATGAACTTGCGATACTGTTCGACTACCCAGATATATTCATCATACCTCTCACCATCTGAAATAGTATCCTGAAAGTCGAAATACTTGTATCTCATGGTAATTTGCGGCCACATTTCCACAAGACCCAGCGGCACGAACAATTCGTCCAAGGTTTCCTTAGCGCCCATTCTTTCCGTCCTTTTCGATTTCACGGAAGATAGATTCGCATAGTCCCATATCGCAAGCATAGAACTTGCCACCGGCCATCCAAATATTCTGTGGGAAATTCACAGCATTGAACTTGTTCTTATATTTCTCCCAGTAACCTGCCTTAACCAACAGCGGCTTGATACCACCGTACTTATGATGGTTGAACAGATAGCCCTCACGGCCATTGAAGTCCTTGACTACGGGAGCTAGCCAATGCGGACCATTAGGATAGTAAACAATCTGAGCATTCTGATGCGGCATAGTGGACAGAGCAATCTGACGACGACCTGTCTTGCCCTTGACTACGAATGTAGCAGATGCGGTATCACCTGACATTTCAGGCATACCATTAAGATAGCTCACATTAGCGGTTTGAATTTCCTCACCAACATCTTCCTGCACTTTGAATAATTGATTCGGTGTAGGCGGAATCTCATGGGTAATCAGCACCGGCTTGGCTTTGGCAGCTGCCTTTGCCATCTGCTGTGCATGATTAACGATGTGTTGTTTCGGATTCAATCCCCCATTTTCCACTTGCTTTTTTGGTGCAGGCGTGTAGGGTTTTGGCTTCGGGGCACCAATTAATTCATCATTCTTTGCCATAGCATCAGCTACAGCTTTCTGTTGCTCCGGCCAACTGAGACCCTCAAGGTTAACACCGAGAGCCTCAGCAGCCGCGAGCATGTCTTGCTTCTTCATAAACGGCATAGTTCCTCCTAACATTGTCCCACTTTTGTGGTCATGTTAAGGATACACTATGGTCGCTTAGTCGTCAAGTTTTACCTAGATATAAATACAATCTTCCGGGTCATTGCACGGACACACGTCAGGACAATGCCCCTTTACATAGCAACCATATTGCTTGCTAATGAAAATAGGTCCACCGCAGTCTGGGTCACCACAGACTTCAACACCATCGAAGGAACATTCATCATCTGCCACATCATCAACAGGTCTATGCAAACGCTTACAATACATGCCAGATTCAGGTTTCACCATAAGAAACCAACAGCTATCGCATTTAGGCAATTCATTAATTCTATGCTTAATCACATTGGCCTCCGTTCATTTCGATTTCGTATAAGACCTTATTGGTTTCTACATCTTCTACACTGGCAGTAAATGGTCCCATTAGATGATCATAGATTTCAGCATCCGGGTCAACCGGAGAAGTCTGCATGAGCTCCCTCGCTTTCTCATACGCCTCCTCCGGCGATCCTGCTTCTACATCATAACGGTACCAGTATATCTCTGCCATTTCAAAGAATACCTGGTAATCAGCCATGGCTATTCAACCTGGTCGATGATACCCTTAGTCCTGATTTGAATCAATTTGTCATTCACTTCTTTGGACAACTTGTAATACTTGTCACCCCAGAAGCGAAGACGTGACATATCGTCAGACAATCCTTCAAGGATGCTGCTACCTTGCTGATAGACCGCAGTGATTTCCACAACGTCATCATGCAGCTGATTCAACTCAGAAATAGAAAGCTGGTTAACTTTCTTAGAAGGACAAATCTCCTTCGTTTCGCTCGTCATCTGTACCTCCGTACCAATGGTCGTAGAGCTCCCGCTCTGTGATATGAATAGTTACGTTGCTTGCAGGTAGGCTTTCAAGTTTGGCAACTTCCTTTTCATATGCTGCTACGACCTGCGGAAACAGCACAGCTTCCGCAGCAAAATCTTGCTTGGTATAGGTAAACATCTTGATGCCATACTTAGGAATTGCAGGATTGTAGAATGCAACAGTGCAATCATCTAAGTCCATGCTGATAATCTGTGCTGCAACCTGATTGATAATGCTGGTATTGGATTTCGCATTGGCGCGAACCTCATCAATCTTCCACTTATCAGTCAGCTCAACCTCAGCCATATGGTCATTGTCATTGAACGATTTGATTTCAATAGCATGTTTGGGCTTGATATCTGCCACATCGCAGATGCAGCTGTCGATTGCTGCAATAGGCATGGGCACATCCAGAGCATCCGGACTGCAACCCCATGCGCCATTCCTTACAACGATATCATCCCAATGATAAAACTCAGGTAAACCAAGAGCCTTACGGTACTCATTGATTTCCGTAATGCAAGACTTCTCCAGGCAATGGCCACGCCGCATAGCAGCATTGTCAAAGCTGGGAGCATGCCAGTCTGCGAACTTCTCAGCCCACAGTTTACGGCAAGCATTATGGAACTCACGTTCCTTGCTTTCAGGTTTGCAGCGGCCATCGCCGGCAGCAGCCTTCTGGAGAGAGTTCTGCCATTCCTGATATGGCTTGATAAGACCAACAATATCAGTGGCGGTGAGGAGGCCCTTACGAGCCTCCAGCCACTTAGGATTGCTGGTATAATCCCACTGCCTACCCATTGCTACTCACCGCTAAAGAAACGGTTGAGGTCACAAAGGTTGGTAAGAACAACATCGCCATCCTCATCAACCTTGGTAAACGGTTTGCCACCGTTAAGAGCAATCTCCTCAACGTAATCCATGAACTTCGCAACAGTCCACTCGAAGATGTTCCAATCCTCGGGGATGCCAAGACGGCTGGGAGCACATTCAGCAGGAAGGAATTCATCTTCCATGATGAAGGTCAGCAAAGGCTTCAGCTCGTTGTTGATGATGTCAGTCATCTTGTCAGCACGGGTAACCTTCTTGACATCGTTGGCAATGCCTAGAGCTCTCTCGACAGCCTTGTCAAGGTCGGGAGTCTCAGCATTGATTTCGACACCATGATGGTCGCTATAGCGAAGCTTAGGCTCAAACGGAGCAGGAGCCTTACGAGGCTCAGGCTTGTTCTCCTTGTTATAGGTTGCAGCCTGATACATGTAATTCAGCTTGTCGAGAGCATCAAGAACATCAAACGGCAAACCGATGACCTCACCAGAACTAACGACATAGCCGTTGCGAATTTCGCATTCGCTCTTCTTTACGAACTTCATACGTTCTCCTTAGAACATAGATGGTGCCGGGCACTTAACGGCGGCCCGGCTTTGCCGATGTTACTGAACTAGAACGGGATGTCTTGATCATACACCGTACCGTAATCAGGCTTGTTCCCAGTGGAGGCACGATAGGCAGACTCAAGCTTGTTTGCAAGCTCGGGATTTGATTCCTTCATCCTGCTTAGTGCAGCTTCGGTCTCCTTCTTAGCGTCACCACGGATAGCCTTGTTCCGCTTATACTGTTCACTTTCTGTATAGCGCGTATCCGTCTTCCAGTCCTCGAAGAAACCGCGATACAGATTTGCTTGCGGATCGGGCGCAGCAAGAATCATAGCACGCCACGGACGGGCCTTGGTGCCCGTAGGCCACTGCTTACGGTTCTGCGTATAAATCTTAACCTTCGCACCGGCAAGCATATCAGGCAGCTTGTATTTCTTATCAGTCTCCTTGGGAGGCTCAGGCTCACCCATGAAGATTGCAGAATACCACAGCTGCTGCCACAAAGATTTGTGCTTGCCTTCACTGAACCGAAGCTCTGTCGGCTCGAACTCATCATCCTTGCGGATGACCAGAAGCCAGTCCTTCTTCGGGTCACAGGTACCGTCTTCCTTCTGTGGAAACCACAGCACCTCACCCTGATAGGTAGACAGGACTTCATGGATTTCAACTACAGTACCCTCCAGGGTATCCATGTAGTTGTCCTTCTCATCATTGGTATAATTCCACCAAAGATTCGAAGATTCGGAATTGGATGTGTTGGTGTCAAAGCTACCACCAATAGGCATATCTCTCACTCTCCTAACTTAATCGTCTTGTTCGGTTGCCTATTTATCCCAATCATATGAATGCAGGAGCTTCTCCTGCCACTCACCACGACGAATCCAAACATGGGCATATGGCATGATTCTATCGAAATGCTCTTCGAGCAGGTCACGCATAATACTCTCGCTTGGCTTTGCCATAAGACCTTTCGCAATCAGTTTGTTGTATGTGGCAAACGCCCAATCAACCAACTGTTCGAAAGCAACATTATCATCAAGACCATCAAGAACCGCGGCGATGCAGTAGTCGACGATGTCGTCATTCCGCTGACCACCGGTACAAAACAACTCATCAGCCAACAGTCCTTTATAAATGATATTAGCATACTCGTGGTTATCCATTAGCAATCCTCCTTCTCAGCAATCCAGGTCTCAATATTCGCAAGCATCTCAGGTAGACCCTCAGTTGCCAGCTCCCAAACAGATTGCTCCTCATCGTCTTCCGTGCCAAACAGGTCAGGCATAGCCAGAACTTCCTTCAGCTTGTCACGATAGAACCTGGCCATAGGTCGGGTATCAAACCCCCTATTCCAGTATTTGATAACGCGGTTCCATTGGCGGAGCCACATCTTAAGCTTCCAAGGAGTCACATCCCAACTGCGCAGAGGATTGGGAGAACCGATACGCATGTCACAACCGCAAACATTACGGAAGTCAATGAGCTTCTCATGCCTAATGTCATAGGCAATCATGGTTAAGTTCATGTCGAAGCTCTCAATGATCTGGCTTGCCTTGTCAATGACATAGCGATGGCCATTGGCATCACGACCATACTTCAAACTGACATTGCAACTAACACCATTCTTCGCAAGATAGATAGTGGTCACATCCCACTTCCTATCAGGACCTTTGTCCAAGAACTGCTGCCACTTCCAGATTTCAATCTCAGTGGACTTGTTCTTATCCTTCATGTTGCCGAAACCATAACCATGGTCGAGCAACCACTGGACAGCCTGGACATACTTAGCCTCATTGAACACGAAGATGTCAACATCAGGTTCTTCTTCCCATGTAGAGAAGTCATCCTCCAACAGACACGAACCAGTGATACAGGCATCAATAGGAGAATTCTTGAGCTCTTCAATAATGTTACTGATTGTCATCTTCGAGGACATCATAACCACCTGCTTCCATAACTCGCTGAGCAATCTCACGCTTCTCTTCGTCTTCAATTGTTTCATCGTGCATAAGGATGCCAAACTTCTTCTTCGTGGGCATATCACCCAAGCGCTGCATACGCAGCTTGTACTGGATGAAGTCCCACGCACTGTAAGACTTATTCGCCATTTTCCTTCCTTCCTATAAAGTCGCGAATGTCGTTCCAGATTTCAGGAGTCAATTGCAGTGGAGACAGTTTGTTCCACCACTTGTTCTTCCAATACCTCAACGAGTTATTCCTATTGCCCACAATATCTATGTGGGCATTCGGAAAATGCATCGTGGGTATCCACCTGTCTGTCATAAATGTCAGATGGAATGACGCTGGTAAGAAGAACTCATCTTCCTGATAACCACCTTCATTCATAACAGTAGAATAATACTCAGGATAGTCTGTCAACATCTTGGGTTTATTAAGACAATGAGTCTTATCACGATATTTAGCCAGGAACCTGATCGTGTCAAGATGCAAACCATTATGGTCTCCATCACAATCGATAACGATGTGATGCAGGTCTTTCATGTTCTCACCAAGATAGCATGAACCATAGTATGAAATTGCATCCTCTTTGCTCATGCACCCCTGAGACCATTTGATGAGTGGTTTGTTCTGAGATGAACATGGAACCCAACAGTCAGTTCTCTCGCCGATTGCCATGGAAGGATTCTCAGGATACTCGTAGAGCTCCGTGTTGAAATAATTTTTTCCCTTGACAAATGCGGGGTTGCCTGACGGCTTGACGCCAGTTGTCCTGTCACTACGCATCCACCCATTGACCCAGTTCTGCATATCCTTGGGTCGGATGTCAACATGTGCAGCAGCACATGCCTCCTGGATTTCTTCAATGGGAGTATGTTTCAACCCCTCATTGTACATCCAGAAGTAGATGCTGCCGTCAGGTACCTGCAACATTACCGATACCCCTTGTCCATAATTGAACACCAGGATGTATCGAACACTTCCTTGGGCTTGAACTCAGCAGTCCACTTGGCATAGCCAGTACGGGTATTCCGAGAATGAGTATGATAATGGTGGACCATATCAATCTCGGTACCTTGCATGGCATCTTTGAATTCTTGATATGTATACTTATAAGAATCAATCCACCAATCAGGTTTGCGTGCCATATTGTTCATAGCTAAAATAATATCTCCCCAATAAGGTGTATCATCATCACCGAAACTGATGATATGACCCCAATGCTTGCCAGCGATATTGTTCTTTAGAATATTGCAGAACATTTCGCTCTCATTGGAACGGGGAACCTTGTCACGAATTTCCTGCGGAGTAGGCAACTCCTCCTCGATGGACCAGAAGTAACTGGTCCTACCTGTGACAATCAGGTCTGCTTCGCACTGATGGCGCAAAGTATCAATCAGCTTCAACATCACAGAACTGATACCGACAGGAATAGAATAAGATACATCGAGAATGATGAGGTTACGAACCTCATCTTGGGGAATGTAGTTCCCCATCCAGATGCCGGTCTTCTTATTCAATCCGTCATGCCAAGTATAATCCGTGATGTTCACACGGATACAATCTATGATATCACCGATAAACTTAGGCAATAGATGCAGAGCTTCGAGTTGCTCTATGTTAACCTTAGCTCTCTTGGTCACCAGATAATCATTGATGTTGAACTCATGAATCTCACCGGTATCACTGCCATCATAGCAGATAATGTTTCCATCCTCGCACCATTCCAGGTCATGCGGAGTAAGATTCCAAGCAGTGGCCCAATCGATTTCAGGAAACAGTTTGCATACAAGATGATACAATACAAGCTTTACGAGCTTGTCATAATCATCACTCTCCCATACCAGATACGGCAGGCCATGCTGCTTGGCAAGAGCAATGTCCTCCTTGTTCCGGCACACGAAGATGTCAGGAAAGTTAGGAACGCCAATCTGTAACTGTTTCACCTTACACCTCCACGTCTACCAGTTTAACTTGGCTCAGCAGTTCCTGCACATTTTCCCATATCGGGCTACTCTCAAGTGTACCGATAATGGTACTAATGTCAGGTTCTTCAAATAATTTATCAAGCTGCTCCATGATATGGTCTTCGTTGATACCGAGTTCAACAGCAGCTATCTTCTCATTGGCTTCATCCGACAAGTTCGGGTTGAATAAGGTATGGGCAGTAGGACAATCAGAGTATTTCATCTCTTTGACAATCACTGCAAGCTTCGGCTCATCAGAGAAAACCTCATCAAGCTTGTTGTCTGACAGATTTGTTATGGCAATCCAATCATCAGTACCTCGTGCTGCTGTAACAGATGCTTTGAATACGGCCTGTTTCAAAGTGTCACGTACAGTATCAATCTCGTTGCTGTTCACATTGCGAACAGCATCGTGATATCCCTTGTTCTTGATACCATCAGCACGCTTGTTCCACCAGGTAAGAAGCTGGATAGCCATATCATAACCATACATATCACGGAACATGGCAAGGTCGGCATCACTCACTTGCTCTTGTTCGTTGAACATATTGAGCATCTGGATGATAACCTTCTCCACGGTACGCGGAGTCCTTTGGTTCCATTCAGCTGTATTGTTTTCATCAATCATGCTACGAATCGTAGCAAGCTCGCCACCGTACTTGCCGACAAGATACTTTGCTGCAACAGCCTTATTGCTTTCAAACTGAATTACCTGGAACCTATCTCTGATAGCAGCATCAATCTGCGCTGCTGACCCAGTCGGATTCGCAGCAGCAACAATCATAATATCAGGCAGCACCTTGCTGTTCTGCAAGATGCGGCTCTCAATCATAGTAAGCATTGCTGCAAGCACAGACTTGGGTGCAGTCAACATCTCGTCAAGGAATAGAATATCTCCATCCTTCAGGTCAAAGTACCATGAAGGCGGAAAGTATTTCATACCATTGCCACCTTGCAAGTCAGGCACATGTGTACCTACAATCTCATTCGGCAACTGCTGAGAACAAAGGAGTGTCACAACATTGACACCCTTGTCCTTGGCGAAATTGCGAACGATCTGAGTCTTCCCGATACCGGGAGACCCAAGCAACAGGTACACAATCTGACTTCGCATAGCTGGCTTGTATCCATTCTCAAGGATTTCGTACAGCTTATCGATTGTCAGCATACTTCTCCTCTGCATCATCCGTCAGCATCATAACCATGTTGACAATGCCAACCTTGGTTGCTTCAGCATCGGCATCAAGACCAAGCTTCGTATAGTTACGAAGAGCTAGGCATTCAATGCGGATGTTCTTGACGAGAGTGTCATCAACCTTGTTGTACTTATGCAACTTGGCAGGCTTCGGCTTGTAATCGATGAACCCACCGCAGCGGCGGATGGGGACAGTTTCCTGTCCCCCTTCTACATTGATAGTCACGTTTACATCCGCCATAGTTCTACTCCTTGACGCTAGCGTACAGGATAGAACCATCGGTCTTCAGGTTGAACTTCAGACCGCGAGCATAACCACGAGCACGAATGCCATCGACAAACTTCTTGATGGATCCAGCATCCATCTCAGTGTCGACCTTAAGCGCATTGTCACCACAACCATACTCCAACACGGTGTCAATGAACTCATCGTAGTTGCTCTTGCCCAGAGTCTTGGGCACTTCATTACGCGCAATAACTTCCCACTTCATTTCGTCTTCCTTTCGTCGGTCGGGAACAATTGCTCTTGCTCATCATCCTGCAGCACATACAGGATATAAGGAGAATCATCCTGGTGGAACCGCTGGATGTTATAGCCTTCCTTTTCCAACTCGCTGATGCGAGTGCGATACTCAGGAATGGGACGCTCACCCATATCCCGGAGACCATAGCAGAAGAATCCACCATCCTTCGGACCCTGCTGCAAGTATTTCAACACACGTTCCTTCTGTGTCATCCGTGCCATGTATTCCTCCTGGTCATGCTGCCATCCTACATAGATAAGATACAATGAACCAAACCCCAGCAGCCAAACAGTTAAATGTTGGTACCATTCCATTGTTTCCTGCTTTCTCTCATTGGCTCGATGAATGCAATCTCCAGAAACTTTGTGCTGCAATTCTGCTTCTCAATTTCTGGAATTTTTTTTCGCATCAAATCAGCAACTCCATCGTTGTCGAACTCTGCAAGGATGCCCTCAGCACATGCATCATATATATCGTTGACACGTGAGCCTGGCCACAGAATGATTTCACCATATCCGTTACTGATAATCATCATCGTTAATACCCATCTGTCGAATACTGTTTGTAGACATCTTCGCGAATCTCGAAGTTCTCAAGAGTTCTCAACGAAGTATTCGCTAGCGATTGGATACTGAATACAGAACTATATAATTCCTCGGCGAAATCATCGAAGCGTTCTTTGATACGATTGTCGGATGCGAGGACAGCCTGTAGTTTCAGGCTGTCCACCATCACGAACAACTCATCACAGATGTCGCTGATGATACTCAGCTTCTCACCGAGAACATAAGTGTTAGCCTTCTGCACCAAGGTTACCACCACAATCAGTGTAGAACTTTGCGACAAGATAAGAGACCTGGTCCATCTTGCCGTCAAGTGCGTCGATCTTGCAGAGAAGATTCTTCATGGTTGTAATCATATTCTTCATGCAGCCCACCATCTCGGTGTTCGCATGAAGACAAGAAGTTTGAGACTCAATGACTTCATTCTGCACTTTGAGAATAACATTGATTGCTCTGATGATGATGCCCTGCCACTTTTCTTCTTCGATAGCA